GGATATTCTACAGTATATTATTGAGAACTTTACGGGTGGTGAAGCGGGTGTACGTGAACTCAAGCGTTGTATTCAAACAATCATCAGTAAGATTAACTTGCTACGATTCTACAATAATCCCAAACAGGTTCCGTTCTCCATCAAGGACTTCTCGCTTCCCTTTACGATTAAGAAGGAGCACGTGGACTTATTCTTGAAGAAGAAGGATCAGATGGATGCGAGCATAGCACATCTTTACACTTAATAGGTATCTAAACCCAAGCGTTTTTTAACATATAGAAAATGAAAATCAATTTCTATACGTTTTCGTTTAATAATCCGCAGAGAAAGGCAAAGATGGAAGAACAGTTCGCAGCGGAAGGTATTCCCTTAGAGTTTGTAGAGCCGGTTCCGTCAACGGATTCAAGGCTCACAGAGGCACCGGATAATATTAAGCGTCTGTGGGGAATTATGTTCAGCCATTTGGATATGATTCAAACATTCCTCAATTCGGATGCCGATTTTGGCGTTTTTTGCGAGGATGATATTCGCCTACGTAAAAATATCGCACCGTTGCTTCCAGAAATTATGCTACAATTTCGCCGCTATAATCTAGAAATTTTGCTACTCAGTTGTCTATGCTCGTATGTACCGGTAGAAGTATACGCCCATCAGCCACATGGTGTAATAGAGCATCCTTACGTATATTTGACATACCACGATAATCTATGGGGCGCCCATATGTATATGTTAGACCGTAAGACCGCACAGAAGCATCTAGATAAGTATAATCTAGCCTATGCAAAAGAGACACTCACTAATTCAAATTTAACGCATTTTAATCCGGATTGGACGCTGACAAAGGATGCTACAAATAAGGCAGCGTTGTATCCAATGCTCAGCTTAGAAAGCGGAGTAGTCAATACAGATCACGAATTTCAAGTAAGTTTTCATAAACAGTGTTTTGAGAAGCATTTTAGTCCGGATTTTTATCATTAAATTAGAAGTTGGGCATGCCGATTTTGAGCTCCTCGCCGCTTTCGGATACAGCCCGCGGTTTCTTTACGGTCTCGCCGACACTTGCCACGGCGGCGGCAGCAGTCGCACCGGTCGCAACGGCGGATGTAAGGGTTTCAACGACCTCTTTGATTTCTAGGGAGTCGCCGATGGACTGAAACATACTGGTGGGGTCGCCGCCGGCACCGAATAGGTAGGCGTAGGCAGATACACCGCTGGCAAAACTACCGGCTACAAACCAACGGAACAGCACAGAATTTTCCGGGAGTTTATTCTCTTTATAGGAGCTCCAACCAGCTGCTATAAAAAGCGCTAATCCACCGCCGAGGAGGGTGAACAGAATTAGATACGCCGTAGACATGTTTCTAGGGCGCTGAGAGAATTAGTAACGCATGCTCTTCCGCACCGAAGGCGATCGTGGCATCCCGCACCTTCGGTGCTCGTGGCATCCCGCACCCCGCACTAGGCAAGCTCTTCAAAATCGCCCGTAGAGCCAAGAGGGGCGTCTACATCATTCTCTTCTACAGGTGCGACAGGAGCCGCAACCGGCTCTAAATCTTCAACATCATCGGCAACAATCGCCGCTGCTGTCGAGCTAACCGAGAGACGAGGAGGAGCATCATAGCCATCCTCTTCGCCGTCCTTTGGCGAGTACCGAATACGGCTAATATCCTGCGTAGTCTCATCAAATACTGTATCATACGCTGAAAAATGGACAGTCGGCTCGGTGTCAATCATCACATTTGGGGAAGGCATAGCACCGCCCTCTTTTGAGATATTGATAACCGGCGCAACAACAGGAACATCCGCAATCTGATGCGCTGATGGTACAATTGTTGGAGGCTCAGGATTTGTCTCAAGCTTTTGAACAACGGTGGGATCTACAACCTTTGGTGGCTCATCGGCAGCTTTAATTTCGGCAAGAACCTTTGGTGTCTCAACAATTTGGACGGATTTTACGTCTTCAACGGGCACCGGCACCTCCTTCACCTCCTCAACGGGTACCGGCACCTCCTTCACCTCCTTGACCTCCTCTTTGACCTCTTTGACCTCCTCAACCTTCACCTCCTTGACCTCTTCCTTCTCATCTTCTTTCTCGTCGTCTTTCTTGTCCTCCTTCTCCTCGTCCTTCTCGTTGTCCTTCTCGTCCTTCTCCTCTTCGTCCTTATCCTCGCCATCATCCAGATAGTCTCGTAGGATAGACTTAACCGGTAGCAAAGAACGTACCGCGCCGCTTAGAGCCTCAGTACAAATCTGCTCCGCTTGTAGAATATTCTTTTGCTTCTCAACAGGCGGTAAGTCCTGGGCGAAGAGATAGGGCGCCTTCCAGAACGAACGTGCGCATTCAATAAAGACACGATGGAGAAAATGGTCCAACTTGGGCAGAGTAATTTGAAGTTTCTTCTGCCGAGAGTTAACACGAATTGCCGTAAGCATTTTTGTGTAGGCAATGAAGACCGCTGTCATGAGTTCCTCCATATAATCGCAGCGGCAATTGTCCAGAATAATACCAATATTACTATCAATAACATCCTGATTCCATAAAGGAACCTCAGAGCAATAGGTCTGGAAGGAGCTCATAACACGCTTTCCCTCACTTTCCGCCAAAGTATTATATTCCTTACGAAAAAACTCTACAAGGGGCGGTACGATCCATGTAGACATTTGCTTAAGATACTCATTACGAGCCTCTGAATATAGAGATGCGTTCTCCATAATTTTATTCAGGACCGACATTGGTTTTCTGTAGCCTTAACGCAGAGATACAATCAAAAAAGAGTGTACGGGGGCTGGTTCCACCGAGCCGGGACCATTGCGCACAGGTACTTGCTACGAGCGGATTCTGTTTCCAGCCCTGACGTAAAATATCTCGTAAATCTACACCTGAATTTTTACACGCCGATTCAGATTCAACTGCCCATTGGACCCATTCCATATTGTTAGATGTCGTAGGACGTTTCTCAAGTATAGATGTAATAACATCATCTCCGTATCCATAATGTGTATTATCTGGACAATGTAATATAGATAGTGCGTTCATAATAGAGGTACGAAGATTACCATAAGAGTATTTTACAATACGGTCTACATCGGATTTATCTAGTTTATAATTTGTACGACGCTGTATTTCAAACACAATATCGGTTGAATCTGGCGTAGTAAATGCTACGATGGAGGAACGGGATAGAATCGGTTCGGAAATAGCACCGGCGTCTCGGCACTCAAAAATAATACGAGTAGACGCGGAGGTAGTTTCTAGCATACGACGTAGGAACGCCTGGGTATCGGAGGTGAGGGATTCGGCGTGTTCAAAGATAATCCAGCGTAGTTTGCCGTCCATTGTTTTGGAGCCGCGCGCAAAATTACGAATATTATCGCGCACGGAACGTAACCCAGAATTCGCGGTACAATCAATCTTGAGTTTGGGCATATTTGCGAGCACAATACGTAGAAATAGGGATTTGCCACACCCTTGAGGTCCGACGAGAATGATATGAGATGCTTTATTTTCACGAATGAGTGTAGCCGTTGCCTGAATAACATCACGGTTGCCCACAATATCATCAATCGTTTTTGGCGAATGAGGATCGTAGGTCCAACTATCCAGCATTTTGAACTATCCTTTAGAATAAAGAATAGTTTAGAATGTTTAGGTGATAATGACTTAGATAGCATCGCGACCACCCACCATTGCCGCACGGTGGAGTGGAATGACGTAGGGATTGCGTTCCAGGGCAGCAACCGTAACGGGCTCGTTGCGGATAGCAGAGATGTCCAACTTGAGTACAGTACGGGGGCGTTGTAGACCGATAACTTCGCGCGACGTAGGGATGTTGTCCACACGGTCCACAATTGGCTCGCGGTCGTTGACGGAATCGGCATTGAGCTTGCGGTACTGTAGATGGATATTGTCTTCGCCGTTGAAGAGCTTGACGGAAGAGCCTTGAGGGCGGCGACCGCGTGCCACGTTCTCCTTCTGCGCATACTGACGCATATTCTGCGCATCGGTACGGTTGGTTTCGGCGGTTGCCACGGCGGCAATCGCAGGACCGCTCCAAGCAGAGTTCGCCGAGAGTGCCGCTTTCTGCGTATTGTGAACAGTATCCTGTAGACGAGACTCCGCCTTATTTGGAATACCAGCGGTCGCAAAGTTACGGTACAAGTCCTGAATGTCGAGAGTATTACGACCGGTTACACGGGCGATATCATCAGGGTCGTAGATTGTGAGTTTCTGGGGCACATCACCACGTGCCATAATACCGAGGTAGTCGTTGTCTTCGGTTGTCTCCTTGATGGTTGTGCGGGCGATATCATTGGGGTCATAGACGGTGAGTCTAGGCTGGGCATCGGCGGGACCGGCGCCACCAAGGTAGTTGAAGTCTTCGGTCTCCTCCTGGCGAGTTGGACGAGCGATATCCTGGTAAGGAAGAGTGACTTCACCGGTTTCCTGTGGCACGATATTGAGACCGTGGACACGTTCCGTAGTGTAGAAACGCTCGTTGGGACGGATTTCCACACCGGACTTACCATAGTCGTTCTCTTGCGCATCGGTATTAGGGTCAAAGTTTTCAGTGAGATCCGCGTTACGCCAGCCGAATGGTCCCATCTGCTGAACGAGTGGTGTACGCGTAGACGCAACGGTGTAGGTCGCCTTACCTTCCACCTGACCGGCAGTACCCTCGTATTCCTTAGAGGTATCAGGACGAGTGACGTGTCTGAGTACCTGCGTGGAGCGGACGGTCGCCTTTGCGTTATCAGAGGCAGTGACGAAGTTGCGCTCACCGTGCTCGTTGAGGTAGAATTTATCGGGATGGTACTTGCGGACGTCACCGATGCTTTCGGCAGTTCCGCTAGTCGTAATAAAGTGCGAACCAGGTACGACGGGTGTAGCGTAGGTGAGTTTGGGATTTGTAACAACACGGAGGTCATTGGTGCGTGGCATACGCTCAATGATGAACTCTTCACCCTCTTGCTGCTGGTAGCCACCGGACGGTAGTTCCGTGTAGCCTTGATTGAGACCAGGACCAACACGAATTGGCTCAACGGGGCGTTCACCGCCACGATTCTTAGGCTCCACGATACGCGACTCCATAAAGTCGGTCGTTGATTCAAACCCGAATGGATTGCCGATAGGCTCAGTTGTAGGCTCAAAGAACGGCGCCTGTTCACGTTTGGCATACAATGTCTTACCAGAGCCAGAATAGACATCAAGAATCTGGTTGTTGGCGGTATCAATCATATTCTGCTTCACTTGTCCACGGAAGAAGGGAACCATGTTTTGGTGCTTGAACTCGCCGGGCGCAAACTCAACGCCACTCAAAGCGGATACGAATCCTTTACGTGCTGTGGCATCTTCCCAACCATCAGGGCGTGTCTGGAGCGCATCGGCGACCGTTGGGTCGTCCTGTGTAGGCAAGGAAAGGGGAGGAACGGGAAAATATCCGTTGGGAATCGCCTGGAGCTGCGAAGGATTAGGCTCGGCGGGAAGAGAGCCACCGGCGGGCAGCATAAATTGTTCATCGTACTTACCGGCGCCGAGTGTATTGGGCTGACGAGGCTTGCCTGGTACGGTAGGCTCATTTGCGGGTGTATACACTTGGGCACGGGTAGCAGCGTAGGTAGAGGGAGAGCGACCGCCGTCGTGTTTACCTGGGGAGTAAGATGTATTCGGTCCAATACGAAAATTGGGCGAACCTTCTACAGATTGAAACCCCTCTTTCGTCTTTGACAACGTTTTACTGGCGGCATAGCCCAGTCCGAGTAATCCTAGGAAAACTGCGGTCTCCATATTGGAACTTCTACTATGAGTCATTAAGTTTCCTACGAACAGAATAAATCGCACCATAAAATCTATGGACCGATTTATTATATAAACCAATGAACAATTCAAGCAAGCTGAGCCCAACCGTGGCGAGCGTAACCGGTAGAGGGGGGATTGAGTGGCGAGGGCTGGATGCCGTATAGAGCATTCGGTGGTGCCGGGAGGACATCAAGACCACGTGGTAGTTTATTGACAGAGCGATTGACGGCGGCACGGTACTCGTTGAGGGCATCCTGCTCTAAGCCTTGGAAGCCGGATTCAGGCTCAAAGGCATTCGGGGCAGGTAGGACCTCACGAGAGCCAGTGGGGGTAGGAATACAGGGGCGGAATTCGTCCTTTTGTTGGAGACGCGTGCTGATTTCCCAGTCAAAGGGAACCATCGCCTTCTCTTGGGGATTCTGGCAGAGCCACTCCCAGCGATTCCAGCCGGTAGAACGGAGAGTACAGGGAGGGTCATTGAGCCGGGTATGGGTCTGTGGGAAAGACTGTTCTTTCATGTTTGTGAGCGGTGTATTGTTCATTTTATTGCCGGCGGGATCGTACTGATTACAGATAGTCTTCGTTGTAGGACGATTGATATTGAATAAGTCAGATTCTACATCGGTCTTGATGAAGGAGGCATTCTGCGCATCGCCCCACTTTTGTAGGATGGTTGTAGGCTCAGGAGCATAGGTCGCATTACAGTACTGTGGAGGAGCATCAAGTTGGTAACGACCGGGACCCGTTGTTACACGCAAATCGTCCGTTGTCTTACAACCATCGTACATGCGACGGTTCCATGATTGGTCCTTAAGAGCAATGTTTGCCATTCTATTCTAGTCATCTCTTATCTTTTTTAGAAAAGAGATGAATAAGGTCGCGTTGTTTCGCTTTGGTCGCGACTCGCTTTGGTTCGCGACTCGCTTAAAATCGCATAGGATAGCACGTATTGACGCCGAGCGGCTTGGGCGTACCAACACCAGGGTAGGTGACGTTCTGGCACGTTGGTAAATTACGGGGCGATGTATCAACCGTATAAATCTTGCCGGTGGACTTATCACGGTAAGAGAACGATGGGGGAGTATCGGGGCAGCCCGCGCCACCGAGAGGGCAGGCGGGCAGGTACTGACGGGCGATACACTTGCTCTGAACACGTGTACGTCCAAATAAATCCGATTCTAAATCAACCAAGTTTCCGCTAATGTTAGACACCTCAGAGCCGCCAACGAGACCGAGAGCATTGCGGCACTTGCCTGGGTTTTCAAACTTTACGGGCATCTGAGTGTAGGAAAACATACCGTAATCCTGTTCATCGCGAACGGTAACCATATCCGTGGAACCAATTCGGTTCCATGCGGAGTTCCACGGCGCCTGAGGGCTGGACATGTCCATTTTCTTTACTGGTTGTACATAAAAAGAATCCGGGCACGTTCAATAATTTAAACTATAATCCACCATAATAAATAAGAATGCTTTGGTCAAAAGGACCATTACGAAACGCATACTCAACTAAGGGCACGGAGTACCTAGAAACCGAAGAGGAACTTATCAACCATATCAAATCCGCCCAACAAGTCCTATGGATACGCAACGGATCGCTGGGTCCCTTGCGTATAACTGACTTAGATATTGTCGCCCAACATCTTGACAAACTCCCAAATCCGGTGACCCTGATTACGTCAGACGGCGACCGACTCGTACCGAGTTCGTATACACTCGGAACCGTAAATGCTATTTTGAATCATCCAAATATCCTCAAGTGGCGAACACAGAATTATGATAAAACAACGCAACACGAAAAACTCACGTATATGCCGATAGGATTTGACCTTCATACTCCAAAATGGCTTATCAAGAACAGCCCAGACGAGAAACTAACATTTATGCTAGAGACTCGTAAAACCGCACCGCCGAAAATCAAGGACAAAATTTTCCTAGATGCTCATTTAACCGGTAGTAGTCTAGAGCGGGAAACCCTCAAAGCCACAGTCCGCACCAATTCGGCAGTTATTTGTTTGAAATCCCAGGTTCCCTTCACCGATATCACAAAAATATATAATATGTATCAGTTTGTAGTGTCGCCGCCAGGACGCGGGTTTGATTGTCATCGGACGTGGGAACTTTTCCTAGCCGGTTGTATTGTTATCGTAAAATCTTCACCGCTAGATGATATGTTCAAACAACATAAACTGCCAGTCGTGATTCTCAAAAATTGGGCTGAGCTCAACGAGAACTTAGACCAAAAATTAAAACAGTGGTATGATGACCAAATAGAATTAACAAAACCCGAAAATATTCTTCCAAAACTACACTTTGAGTATTGGTTACAGAATTAGCAGATAGTTCTTTTCCCGTGTCTATCAAATATCCAAAACTCAAAGGCGTAACCGGCTTTTATACTCGCATCACGCTTTTTATCATTTGTTTCTTTATGAAGTTTATATGTCCAGGTTGATTTGACTTCAATAAGTTTGTTTAGTGATTGTATCCAAATATCGGGAAAGTAATAATGTTTATTATCGTCATAATTTATTCTAGGAACTGTAATACGGTCAGTATGAATATCATTTTCTGCGAGGTTCATCTCTTTGAATAGGATATCAAGTGCAAAATGTTCGTATCCCTGTATTTTTCGTTCTATTCCAGAAGGAGTTGTATAAATTTTATAGCGAAGTCCAGTCTTTTGAGATTTTGCTTGGATAGCAGTGGATTGAAGAGGGTGGGCTACACCGTAACGGGCGATATTTGTAGCCTTACGTCTATCTTTACCTTCCTGGGTTTGTAGAACATGGTCGGCACCATAGTTTAGTTGATTTGTAGTACGTGCTTTTTTTTACAAGAGTCCATTTGCATATTATGCTCTACCCCATAACGTTGAACCATTGTCTCTTTTATTTTATACTTTACATCTTTGGCTTGAAATGAATGTTCAACTCCGTATTTTTTAATATTTGTTGCCTTGGCTTTTTCAATAATTGAAGGAACTATATGATGAGGAGAGCCGTAAATAAGCATATTTGTTTCTTTAGCTTTTTCTTTTACACTCTCTGATTTAGAAGATACCTCAACCCCGTACTTTTCTAAATTTGTTGCTTTTGTCTTATCGCTAACTGTTTTAGATTTCATAGGAAATTCAGTACCATATTTATTTTTACATATTTTACGGATTTCCTTTATAATTTCTTTAGAAGCAAATGGATTCTCAACGCCATATTTTTCAAGATTTGTTTTCTTAGCCTTTTCAAGAGATATAGGTTTTATACATTCTTTACAAATTAATCCATATTTTTTAACACTTATAAATTTTTTACTTCCTTCTATACCACATTTACATTTGAACTTGATTACAGCATTTTTATTGAGATGTGGAAGTTCTCCAATAATTTTTGACCCTGCTGTTTTTATAAGTTCATTCAAAACTTCTATAGAATAACTCATCCTTTTAGGGTTTAATGAATTTATACATATAACAACTCCGTAGTTATCAATTTTTAATGGAACCGTGGATTCCAAAAAAAAATAAAAAAAACAAAATTTTACGGTTCTAAGTCGCTTAACAATTCAAATCTCTCACGAATTGCCTACTAGGTATGCCCCCACGTACCCAGCCAGGTGCCGCCGCCTCCGTGACTAAGTTGGTGGGGTTCTGGATGTGACGGGCTAAGTGGGGTACGAGTGGTACGAACTGACCATCAAAGAAGGTCTCAGTGACTGTACCGCAAGGGCGCTCAATACGAGCCCACTCGGCGTAGATTAAGTCGCTTTCAACATCGGGGTTACCACGACCATTTCCCATGTAGGGAACCGTTGTGAACGGACGGGACTGGACGTGGAGAGGGCAGCGGAGACGACCCTCCTGTGTCTGATTCGTACGGAGACGAGAGTCCTGGTCAATCTGCTGATTGTTGTAGCCAAAACCCTCACGACCGAGCATCGTAGGATTAGGGTACTCAATACGGGCGGCATCCGCCTGCTTGGGTACTAAGTTACGGACCTGATATATGCCGGGACCGACCTGGTCACGCATCTGCTGTGCGACCTCACACGTATCATCGTATGTACGAGTGAACTCGTTGATCTGGTACTCCTTGGGAGCGATATCTACGCCGCGGGGAAACGGTGCGACTGACATTGCCTTCTATCCATCAGGCAGACAAAAAAATTGAGAGAACCTTCGGCGAAACGAAATTTCGCAGCAACACTTACCACCCCACCTAAGTACAATGTCTGGCGTTACACTATCTATTAAGGATATTCTGTATCCACTACTACCAAATACGGCGTTTCATCCAGTAAACACCGATGCGGCACTCAATCGTATTCGCCACGATTTTGAAGAGAAGACTTGTAATACGATTCCGCTCTATCCAGCAACAATAGATATGATTATGGCAACTGTACTAGGTAGTAAGAAGGCGCGGGCGGTATGGGCAATTGCGTTTGAATACTACGGAACCCCATTCTATGTTGTTCGAAATCTAGCACATACGAATACAACGCTTCCGTTCCGAAGGGTTCTAGTCGTAAATCTTAATGCCTATATTATTCCGTATCCTATACGTACTTGGGACCGAGTACATAGCAGCCTGATGCGCGAGGAATTCTACCCATCGCCTTCAGAGACGATGTCGCAGTAAATCCGATAGCCCGTCGACCCCAGTACGCAGTTTCCGCTTTTTTCGCCGTCGCAAGCGCTTTAAAAGGACTTTTCTTGACAGACCGAGTCTTCCAAGAAAAGGGACGAGAGCGGCACTTACGAGTACCACCAGCCATTTAATAAACCAACTGCTTTTTTTATCATCGTCATCAAGGCGCAGCGAGCCAAGGAATCTGACCACCCTCCGTACCAGTCTGGCACACAGCCAAGTTGCCCTCCTTACAAGAGAGTCCAGGTACGCGGAAGAGCCAGTTCTGGAACGACTCCTGGTCGTTAGGAATGCTGGTGGATGGTGGGACAATCCATGTACGCTGATTCTGCATATGCTGGAAGACGTCACCAGGGTCACCGTATAGGCGGTTCTGGGTATCATCTGAGAGCTGGCGAGCGATATCCGACGTATCTACAGACGCCGCCGGTGGCTTTGTAGGATTATCTAGCACCTCGTTGACCAATACGCCCATATAAGGATTATTGGGTAGCGAGTAGGTACGTTCCTTTGTACCAATTACGTCGGATATGTTCTTATTCGCAACGTCAAATCCTCCAACAAAGTTCGGGGGAGTAGCACCAGGCGTTGTGAATAGCGTAGGTCCTACAATTCCTTCTTCAAATCCTTCACGTAGAATATGGCGTTCCTTCATTCCGTAATAAGCAGCAACTGATAGCAGAGCAATTCCGAGCGTAATGCCGAGATACGCTCCATGGCGATGTAGAACAGCCAGTATAACGCCGAGATATAGACCAAATCGGGTTAATGAATTCAGCGCATTGGCAGTACATTTACGAGCTTTTTCGGTAAAGGGGAAGAAATCCGCCCACTCTTCCCATAATATACTGGGTGATTCCACCCAGAATGGATTGCATCGGGAAGAGCTCATTCACTTACTTTGACGAAGGTTTTTATTCTATGTATTACTTCTTACCGCTCTTCTTACCAGCAGTCTTCGCCTTCGATACACTCTCTTCCATTAGTAATTCGTTGGCAGCAGTCTCAGCCGCTGCAACAGCAGCCGCCGATACACCGGCACCACCGGTCGTCTTCTTTGCCGCCTTCTCTGCCGCCTTCTTCTTGAGGCGCTCCTGTACTTCACGACGACGTGCCGAGCCCTCATTGCCCGATTCCTTCTCGCCGCCCTTGAGCATCTCGCCGAGCTGTTCAAAGAGACCTGAAAACGCCTCGTTATCCGAGAATTCCTTCATTAACTCTTCGGCTTCACGGATGAGTTCATCACGATTGAAATCGCCACGCTGAAACTTCGCCTGAATCTTCTTCGCAATACGCTGTGCAATACCGATGAGCATATCGGGTTTCTGGGTGAAGATTTCCTGTAAAAAGGTAAAAATCTTGGTAGGATCGTTGCTATTGAGAATTTCAGGGGAGAGTCCGAAATCGGCGGGATTGAATTCGCTGACAATTTCTTCGGCGATTCTGGCAATATGACCCTTGAAGAGTTTCTCAGGAATCTTGAATTTGGGCTTGCCATCGGCGTCTACGCCACCGAGACCATCAAAGGCGCCGCTAATATCCTTCATTCCTAAGCCTTCAGCGAGCTTGGATAGCTTTTCAAAAATTTCCTTCATTCCATTATCTTCGCCCGTCTTGAGACGCTTCATCATCTCCTCCATATCGTGTTCAAAGCCAGAAATATCCCAGATGCCGCCACCGCTACCGTTGCTACCGTCAAATGCGGCGGCAATGAGCAGAAGCGACGTTAAATAGCGCCAAATGGCATTACGACTATTGTTTGAAAGCTCAGCCCATAATTTCGCCGTCATGGCAAATCCAGGAACTAATTCCAGACCGGCATCCGTAAAAATAGAATCGTTCTGGACTGCAATGTTGTTAGTATGAGTCTTCCATACAGCAAGGAAGTTTTCACGTGCATTGGGGTTTTCCTTGGCGGTATTGAGGGCACTGGCGTATTCCGGAAATGTTTCCAGTAGTTCTGTAACAAATTGCGCATAGGTGGCAGAGAACGAGACCGACATTGTTTTACTTGTTAGAGACAAAGAGTCTGTAACAAATAAAGAAACGCAAATACAACTATTTTATGACATACCGGCAGCACGACGTCCTAGAATGACAATAACCTTACACCAATTCCAAATCGCCTTCTTATTCGCTTCGGTCATACCGGACCAGTGACGGTCAAAGATAATATAAGCGACTGCGTAATCCTTGTAAGAACCGGTCGTCATCTCTTTCGCTTTCGCAATAAGAGTTGTTTCATCTTCATTCATAACCGGTTCGTGGAAGTCAGGATAAATATATTCCATGAAACCGGAATGAATTAATTTGGGATTCACCTTCTTGAGTAGTTTGAGTGAATCAAGAGCACTTGTGATATCCTTCTCTTCAGGATACGTATCAGCAAGTTCTTCTACAAATTCAAAGAGTTTGGTATTGAAAGCTGTAAGAAGATTCGCCATTTATGATTAAATCTACTATTCCGTTTAAACCTTTTATCATTTTTTTACCCCATTCGTGCTACAGGGCGACTTACATCATGGTCACGAGAGGCGGTGTATGCCTCAAATTCCTTTAGGAGTGCGTCCTCTTTGGCAGAGCGTTTCGCTTGGGGACCGGCGATAGAAGCGGCGGCAGAGGAGGCGGAGGAGCCGGCAGCACCACCAGGAATGAGAGAGGCAAAGTTACGTTCAATAGGATTTACGCCCTTATCAGAGGAGAATTCACTGCCGAGAAAACTAAAGTTATCGGACCACATTCCACCTTCCATTTCGGAGCCGTAATAGGCACTCGGCTCGCCAGCGGGAGACCCTAAATTTGTTACACTTGGACCACCACCGGCACTCACTGCCATAGAGCCGCCGGTGCGTGGATTGGAGCGGCTGGTTGCCTCTCCACGGGGTGCCATATCGGGATTGTATACGGGAGGCGAAAGGGGGACACGACGATCGTCCATGGACTGTTGAGGACTTTTAGGACCACCGCCACTGTTGAGTTTGGCTTCAAAGAGCCAATTATTGACAGGACCGGGACCTACACGAGGCTCCGATTCACCGGCGACCCATAGAGACGGAACGGACTTTAGCCAATTTGGTAGCGGAGGACGAGAAGGAGCTGGATCTACACAAAGTAATTGGAACTGTGATACAAAAGGCGTTCGTGATAACTCTTCTAGGAATCCCTGGCAGTGACGGCATTTTGTGCTATACCAAAGCCGATGTTTGCTCATTCTTTCTCGTTGTAAAGTCTGGCGATTTAACAAGGTCTAAAAAAACGAGCGGCGGTGGCAATCTAAGGTTTAAGCGTAAAAATTGATAATAATTTATAAGTTAGAAGGAAAGGCAAAATGTTTTCGGACTATGTTGAATCGGGACCATCTTTGCTAAATCCGGCAGCCGGCACGATTCGTGCGGATTTCAAACTCAATGCGAATGTAACGCTTGCCAATGTGATTCGTCGTATGATTATTTCGGCAACGCCAGCGGTTGCGTTCAGAACCGAGCCGGCAGAAACGTCCGAAATGAGTATCACTGTGAATACGACTCCACTCGTGAACGAAATCATTTCGCACCGTATTGGAATGATTCCGATTCTTGCGGATGTGACGACATTTGACCCCGCACGCTACGAGTTCATTCTTGATAAGGAGAATACGACGAAGGATATGATTGATGTCACCGCCTCGGACTTTCAAATCTTTATGAAGAATCCAGAGAATCCGTTGGAGGCACCGGTACAGGTACCAACAGCACAGTTCTTTCCTCCCGATCCTATTACCGGTGAGACGGTGCTTATTACTCGACTACGACCACAGTGGAATCGTTCGGCGCCGAATGAGCAGATTAAACTCAAGGCGAAGGCGTCAATCAGTACAGGACAGGAGAACATCCGTTGGTCACCTGTGAGCCAATGCTCATACGAATATACTCGTGATACGAACGAGGAGCATCTTGAAGAAGTGTTTACAAACTGGCTTCTCAATACGAAGAAGATTGCGAAGATTACGGATTTACCAGAGGAGAAACTTGCCGAACTCAAGCGTGAATTCAATACTATGGAAGTTCAGCGTTGCTTCCTTACAGATGAACGGGGAAATCCTACAAATTTCACGTTCCATCTGGAATCGGTCGGTACTCAACCAATTCCGGTCATCGTTGCCAATGCCTTAATCGCAGCGGAAGCACTCGTACGAAAGTATGAGAATGTTGACCAGACTCTGCCAGATAATGTAGTTGTCAAACAAGGCGATGCTCGTTTCCCTTGTGTAGATATCGTCTTTACAAACGAATCGCATACACTCGGCAATCTCCTAGAAACGTACTTAGTGGAGAATCATGTAGATGGTGAAGCGCAGCCACGAATTACGTATGCGGGTTATAAGGTACCGCATCCTCTACGTCCAGAGATGTTCGTACGTATTGGTGTAGAGTCGGATGGCGGCGACGCGGACGCAGAACAACTGATTGCACGTCAGGCGTTGGCAAATGTATGCCGCTTGCTGCGCGACCAGTTCCGTGCCCTACAGGCGGCGTGGAATACTCGTGGACAGGGGGTTCGTGCCGCATAAAATCTGGCTCTTCTATAAGAGACATGGATCCATTACCGTATGCGGGAGTCTTATTTCTCGTTCTCATTGGAATGAGTGTATTTTTCTACCTCCGGCCTAAATACCTGAGCGAGGGATTCTCTGTGATTGCGCTAGATGGCGAGACGATGCCAAAATGCTTTACTCGTAGTCCAGAGGCGCAGGGTATTCTCAAACAGCTCTATCCAATGAAGCAGGCGGCACCCGCCTCTAAGGAAGCGATGGCGTACAACGAACTCAAGCTCATTTTGGAGAAGGTGTTATGTATTGATGCGGATATTACAGGATTGGGCGCGGGTCCTTACCAGACCTACCAACTACCATTCGCAACTCAGCATGATATTGAGCCACCTGCAAGTTTCGTAGGACGCTGCTTGAAGAAGGCATTACGGGCTCGTGATATTGAGGTTGAATTTATGAAGATGAACGACCGTGGAAATATATTGATTGATACAATGGCGTATGATGACCAGGAACGTGAGCAAATTAAGGCAGTATTCCGCAATATTATTGTCAAGACGGCGCATAGTATTGCGTTTACGTGCTTATCGGAGAAGGCGAATCTAGACCGCCCCTCTGGTTCCCGTGATCCCGGTTATTACGTACCCCATTTTGAGTTAGAGCAGGGACCGTACGAAATTAAGGGACAATTTCAGTACTTCTAATCAAGTAAGTACATAACGAAGTTAAATATCCATATTAATAATTCTATATAAAGTAAAAAACATAAAACAAACAAAAAACATTGTATGATTTTTGTTTGGGAGGCATTCATTCCTCTACACAGCAACGAGGATTTTACATCGCACAGTGGCATGTACCGGGGCTGAGGAGCATAATTAAGATGGCAATTCCGAGAATCTGCCATACGGACTTCGCCTCCTTGACGCCAGGGACGAGAACGTGGAGGACATTATTCCAGAGATACTGTCCGAAGAGTAATAGAAGTCCGAGAATAATGAGAACCGTAATCAACGAGACAAGCGCAGCACGGAATGGCAAAGCGCTCATGCCCGTCTGGTTCTGAAAAGGCTCGGAGATCTTGAAAGGGGCGGCTTCTAAGACGGCATTTACACCATTGGCAACAGCACCACCGAACATTTTGTTTCTATATATATCCACTAATTTTCATCCGCACCTGCGGGCTTGGGCATTTGTAGTTTGAGGTCATGTTTCATAATACTTGTACGGTTCTCTTCTAGATAATTGACAAGGGAAGCCGCCCGCTCTTCATCGCCGCCAAAGAACTCCTTGAAATGCTTGAGCATAAATCCGCTGGAGAGTTTTTCGGTCACTTCACGAGTTTTATGGATAACCGCACCCTTGCTGACATTAATCTTCGCAACATTATTGGACTCCATAATACGTAGAATAATATCTTTGAGCGCCTTGGACTGCGTGCGACGCTGCTTCATCTCGGCATTGAGCGACGTGACCTCCTCCTGGAGAGTCATCCAACGCTTGAGCAGCGCAGGAAGTTCATTAATTGCGGGGGCGGGAGCGGAACCGGTGGGGACCAGAAGTGAGTTCATTCCAGCGGCAGAACCAGAGCCAGAGCCAGAGCCAGAGCCAGGAATCATAGCCATCCTTCTTTCTAATCTAATCTATATGATTATCACACCGATAGACTTAAATCACTGTCATTTTTTTCATCGGAAAAAATGAATCCCTCCTAAACCCCACACGACTCCATCAGCAGCAAATGAACCAGCCTCCGAGCGAAGAGACCCGCCGATTCTTACGACAATTCTTTCTGATTCGTTATAATTCACTCTTAGAACGAATCAAAACCAAATTACCCGCACAACTCAATGACGAAACCGTCAAAAAAGTCACCGATACCCTCATCAACGTCGCCTGGATTGATGACACCCTAAATGAAGTAAAGACTGTAAACAGTCTTTACTAGATAAAGTAAAGACGCTGCCGATCCCGTAGTGTCGTACGGCAGACAAAGCACAAATGCCGCTGTTTTTGTGCGCATCCGTTACAAAATGTGTGACCGCAGGGCACGAGTGCCCAGCAGACACGCTCAGTCGTACAAATGGAGCAAATAGGACCGTCGGCGTTGTTTGTGCTCACATTGAGCGCAGTGATGATGGAGCGCAGCGCAGTAAAGCGCGCATAAAGCCGACAGAACTCCGTATAGTCGTCCTGAATCTTATTGCGCTCGTACTCAGACCGAATATATGCCACCACCGATTGTTTGAGAGCCAGGATTTCCTCCGTCTCGCCATCTTCTATAGAAATACCAAGCAGACGATTTTTCATTGCATCTACTTTTTCAATCTTCAAGTTCAAAATTTCCATACCACGAAACATCTCCTTTACCGTTTCCAAATACACATTCATAACAGCGTGAATATCCTTGCGAATGTCACTGATGGAATGACCGAGCTCAGCCTCGAGCTCGCTCAGCACCGTATCATTATCTATTAAAGGTGATACCCTATCCTTGAGCCACTGCGACGATGAACTTATTGTTGGAAGTTCCAGGGAGCGGAGAAAGTGCGAATGACGCTGAACAATTGAGGCATCCTCAAGGGGTTTTTCTAGAAAGGTCGTCAGCAATTCGCTTTCGTTGAGTAGAATATCACGTAGCCTTTTGCGCCAGGGTCTAAGAAAATCTCGCTCATCGGGTACAATTGTATTTCCAACATTCATATGATATTGAAGAGTAGTTTCTATACTTTGTTTTGTATTTGTCATAGAGCCAGAGCCGGCATCGGCGTCATCAAAGTCCGCACTAGAAAATGCGAGAGGTTCGATGTGTTCGCCGTACGCACCTGATAAGTCCATCTAACTCCTAAAGTTTTGTTTTGTTTAGACTAAATAAGATGCTAGACGAATTATTAGTAAGTATTATATTTTTACTAGTACTAGCAATTTGTGTATTTTTGTATAATAATCCTAAACCGATGTACGAAGGATTTGATACACAAACGGTGACCGATTCCGCTTCGGATATTTCTGGCGCCCTTCCTACCGATATATCTGGCTGTGCTGGAATACCGCTGTCCAATTTTGATGCGGATTTGGTAATATCCTATATCTCTCCCGATATCTCATATGCTATTATGAGTTACTCTGTAGGTGGCGATAATTATTTACCGACGATTCAACGGGCGTTCAAACAGGCAAATCCTACAGTACAAATGGCAATGTCCGCTCTGCTTGGACGATATCTAGCATTTAATGGGGGAAGCGCTGCGATACCTGGACCTGGTTTTACCAATACAAGTCCTGGTAATTATATCGCACAAACGAAGGGTGCGACGGATTTACTCAAACCGGCGTCCGTAGATACGACCTCACCGGTCTATTCGTCCTATAAAGCCGCTACGGATGTTGCTTTTTGTACGAAGTTGAATAAGAGATGGACGACAACGGAGGATTTCTGATTACAGAGAAATCTCCGAAATATAGGTGAAAAATTCATCACTGAACCCGTAATGGCATCCATTAGGCTCAGTGGCTTCGGGTACACGACGAGAGGTCGCATTGCCGCCATGTAGAAATGAGACAATGACACCTCGTGGAGATATTTCGGCGGTCAGGGCTTCACGACCGACAATGAAACCTTCGCCCTCGGCGACATTGACGGACGCAGGAAAACGTCCAGCATCAAAGAAGGACCGCTTGAATGCGAGGGATGCTTCGCTAACACGCTCTGCCACCGATAAGTTGAGAGGTGGTACATTCATCGCACTAATATACCGCTTGGAATCGTACATCGGCAGAGTAGAGCAATAGACGCATTCCACCGAAGGATCGTTCAGATACGCCATGCGCGCACGAATGGACGAAACAGGATAATGGTCGTCGTCATCCATCATCATGAAGATTGAACATTCAGGTGGTGCCGCTAAGCACGCCTTGTTACGCTTATCGCCAATCGCTAACTTTTTCGGCATAGATAAGTACCGAACACGAATATGGCGATTGATGCTTTGGAATTTCGCAACGGCACCATCCACTCGCCCCGCCGAATCGCTATCATCCGCAATAATCCAGGTAATTTTATCACTGGGATAATCCGATTTTAGAATATTATTTGCCATATTGGGGAACCATTTTGGACGATTGTGTGTCAGGGTGATGATAGCAACATGGGGAAAATCAGGAATCGCAGGAACTTTAGGCGGATATACCGCTGTCGCCCCGCCTAGTAGTTTAATAGAAGACTTGACGAGGGAGCGGCACGAGGCACGAAACTCTTTCATACGCGTGGTGGAGAGATGACGTAATTTACCGGATAACGCCTTCTGCTCCTCTTTTGTGAGCGCAAGCAACGATTCTACTGCGCGACAGACATCTGTCTCACCAAACATGACCGGTTTATCAGGGAACGCCGAGTCTTCTAGGACCTTTCGTGTAGAAATTTTACCAACCGAACCAAGAATATCACCATAAAGTTCCGTATAAACCCCAATATCGGTCCATAGAGGAAGTGCTCCTACTGCTGCCGCTTCGGCAAAGGTATAACCGAATCCTTCTGCCGCTGAAGCGACTACATGAAATTCATAATCCGCCTGTGCCTTTACCCTTTCCGTCTCTGTCGTATACGTATCTAGAAGTTCAACGCCGCGTGCCCAAGCATCTATAAACTTAGAACGCAGTGAATCCATAATCATTTTGGAGCCGTAGACGTGAAGCGGCGGCCATTCCGCTTTCCAGGAGCCGACAACGATCATAGCCGCGGCGGCTTTATTCGCCGAGGCACCGACAAGATACAAAAACTCCCGCTTCTTCTTGCCGAGAGAGGACAAACCGGCAGAAATTTCAGAACCGGCGCGCCAGGAAATTACACGTACACGACTATCATCAACTTCAAAGAACATATCACGCGCGTATTTTGATTTGAAGACGATAATATCAGCACCACCCTTTTCCTTCGGCTCCAAGACCCATTTCCAGGCGTCGGAATACCACCATTCCTGATTGACGACAACGATATTCACACGTGCGTAGCGCCAAGCCATACGGCAGGGGACCTCCAAATGAATATTAATATCTACAGAACCGGTCGCTCGGTTTCCTGTTCCGTACGTATAAGCGTCGTTGTGTTCTACGGAATCTATTTTGATAGAACCGCCGGCAGTGGCTTCTCGTAATATTTGTTCAATAATACGAGCATCCTGGCTAAGACCGTAAGCGTGTGCAACTGTGCGCGATGAGCCTGATAGTACACAGATGCGTAATCCGCGACCACTCATTCTCTACTTCTCTTACGAGTCTTCAATTTAGATAGATTGGCAGCACGCACCGCCTTTAAAGTTTCTTTACTGCGTCGCCCACCCGAAACAAAGGTGTCTGTTATTTTGCGAATGTACCCTGTCTCCTCCTTAAAATAACCGGAATGACCACCGTCTTCTACCCGCTTTACACGTATATCTGGCAAAATTTTACTTAATTCTTGAACCGAGCGGTATGGGCAAATCATATCATAACGTCCGTGAATCACATCAATCGGTATCCCCTTCAGTTTATGAGCGTCTGCTAGAATTTGACCTGGCTTGATAAATCCGCCGTTAATAAAGTAATGATTTTCTAAAATCGCAACGGATATATCATTATTACCCTTAAAACGAACCGGCTTGGGTACGAGGGCGATAACGGAGTCTTCGTAGCCGGTCCACGCCGCCGCCGCCTCTTCGGCGACTCTCTTATCGCTACTAGTAAGTCGCTGTTGATATGCGCGTAATATATCTTTCATAGTCCCCTTCCGCTCTTGAGGAGTAAGCGGTGCTAAAAATCGTTCGTACTCCAAAGGAAAAACTTGCGCGGCACCGTGATCTTCGTAAAGCCATGCGGATTCGGTGTCATCCATCAAACAGAGCGCACGTAATAATAGTCCAGAGACCCGATGCGGATACTTTTCCGCGTATACAAGAGCCAACGTAGAGCCCCAAGAGCCACCGGTCAAATACCATTTTTTGACCCCCAACGTCCGTCGTAGCCGTTCCATATCATCTAACAAATCGTCGGTCGTATTATGAGCAAGCGATGGAACGCCGAAAGGAATAGACTTGCCGCAGCCCCGCTGGTCATACAATATAACGCACCACTTGGTCAAGTCAAAAAAGTTCACGGAGCGAGGCGAAATTCCGGCACCGGGTCCTCCGTGTAATACAAGCGCAACAGGACCTCCACGCTTTCCGTGGACTTCGTAATACATCGTTTGACCGTGTGACAGCGGTAAATATGCCTTTATGACTTTTCCACCAGTCGTCCCAGTCCCAGTCATCCCAGTCATCCTTATTATAGCACTAGAATATTACGGCGAATAAGTTCCTGTGAACACGCTACTAGGCAATCAACATCGCTGGAAGCACGATGTGCCTCATACTTTCCTTCATTGCCAAAGAGGTAGGTGTGGAGTTCGGCGAGTCGTGGTTGCTTATATGAACCAGGACGCTGCGGATACTTAGAATCCTTATAGGATAGTTTACATAGCGGCGTCGTAAGTTTCATAGTACAAATCTGCTTTGCTGGCAGCCACGAAAAGTCGGTTTCGGCAGACCAAAGACGCAGACACGCACACTTGACAACGGGTAGGTCAAACGCAAGATTATGGGCAATGAGCGCATCGCAGGAGCGGCAGTCCTCCTTGAATTCGTTAAATACATCCGCACCAGGCGTACCATTCGTAAGTGCGAACGCCTTATAGATTTTATGAATGCCGGCACTCTCCATATTCCATACAATATCAGGGTCGGGTTTGATGAGAACTGAACGACGCTTCACCAAAACTCCGTCCTCCCATATCTGCCACGCAATTTCTACGGGCTCAGGGTGATTGTTCACGTCAGTATCGGCTCCGCCCCGGCTCTTCGGCAATCCATTTGTCTCAGTATCAAAGTATAGTACTTTCATTTTGTTAGAAACACAGGCGTTCGCTTTATGTACTCAATTTTTCTGCGGTTAAAATCACCGGTATAGAATAGAAATATGGACGGACTAAATGGCGCTAAGGCTGCTAAGAATTCTGCTATGAATTTGAATGTAGAACGAAATAATAAGGGTGCTATGAATGCCGCAAAGGCTCCTAGACACAATAATTGGCTATCGTCAAGCCAGGACCCTGAGGCGTCCCCGAATGCTATGAATAATTCATTCAAGGCGAACAATAAGAAAAACAATAAGAAAAATAACAATAAACCCAATAATTCTCAACGATCCTTTACAGCTGTAAATATGGGATTTGGTTCTGTAACAAATACAGTAGGATCGGTCGGCAAGGGTGCGGTGAATGTTGTCAGCGGCGTTGGCTCTGCTGCGACCAATGCGGTCACAGGTGTCGGCAAGGTTGCGACAAACGCTGTTAGCGGGGTTGGCAAGGCGGCTGGAAATTTAGTCGGTGCGTTTACTGGTGCGGTAGGTGCTGCGGCACCCCGGCTTCCAGGTCAGGCCGGCGGATTCAATGATCCATCGTATCCAGTCTCTGGACTCCCCTCGACTGGCGACCCTTACCTCGCTCAATATTCAGTTACAACAGGTGGTGCTTATCGCAGAAATAAAAATAGCCGCCGTAATAAGAAACAAATGCCCCGCTCTACTCGCCGTGCTTCTCGTAAATCCCGTCGTGCGTCTCGCAAGTCCCGCAAGTCCCGCCGCGTTGGAGGTCGCCGCAACAACAACAACAATAACGCGGGCAACAACATGCTCGCCGCTAACAACGCCGCCGCCCCTGCGTCCCGCCGCCGCTCCCGCCGTGCGTCCCGTAAGTCCCGCCGTGCGTCTCGCAAGAGCCGCAAGGTTGGAGGACGCCGCCGCCGCAACAACATGAACAAGAACTCGCGCAAGTCCCGCCGCAATAACAAGAAGAACTCGCGCAAGAGCCGTAAGAGCCGTAAGAGCCGTAAGAGCCGCAAGCACCGCCGCAATAACAACAACAACATGAACAAGATGATGGGCGGCTGGTTCTAAGAAGCCTAATCGTCTTCTCCTAGCCAACGTTCCGCCGATTTGGCGCGTTTCATTGGTCCGCCCGTAATCGCACGAACCGGTGCGAAACTACGACGATGCTCGTCAGTAACGCCGTGAGCGGTCAATCCCGTCATATGCTTAGCAGTTCCATATCCCATATTTGTACTTAATCCGTAGTGGGCATCCCACTCTGGATTAGCTTGAACAACGTCAGCAACCCAACGGTCACGTGAGACCTTGGCAAGAATACCCGCAGCCGCAATCGCCAGATACTGCGCATCGCCGTCTACAATCGCGTGACCTTCCGTATCTTTATAAGGTCGCCAGTGGTCACCGTCCACCAGCACCCGCTCTACAGGAACTGTTAGAGAGTCCAGGGCACGATGCATTGCCGTTAAGTCCGCCTGAAGTACATTCTGCTCATCAATCTCTTTCGCAGTCACAAATGCCGTCGCTTTATCTAGTGCGCATTCTTGAATATAATCGTAAAGTATATCACGTTTACGCTTGGATAGAAGTTTTGAATCACGAATTTCGTTGAGTGCCACTCCGTTATCAAACATATCATCGGTATCATTGCTGAAGACAACCGCCCCGACATACAGACGTCCAAATAAGCAGCCCCGACCCGCTTCGTCAAGACCTACTTCAATCACATCATCTTCCTTATAACGTAATTTATAAGGCATGGTACATAAATAAATAACAGACACGTTTCAGTCAAATTTTTTAATGACCACAAACAGAATGGTATCAACCGCTGTAGTTTTGGCAATAGTAACGGCTATAGCCGTAATTGTACTATTATATATGTGGCCAGAGATATTTGGACGTACTCATACTGAGTATTTTACAGATGCCCCTCCAACACCGCCAGCAGCAGAACCAGCCACAAATACATTGCCTATCAGCTCAATGGCTTCAACAAATCTATTAAAAGCGGTAGCGGTGCCCGAAATCAAAAGTCTTGAAGGTTTCCAGAGCGGTAGTGTACATACCTCGTTGGATGATGGAAATGGACATCCCAATAGCTACGCAGGTTCATTTTTGATTGTAGGCGGCGGATACAATATTCAACCGATGGATAATTCACCTATGTCAGGAACCGCAGCCGGTGCTGGAGCACCTTCTATGCTCACAACATATACACCACCGTTAGCAAATGTCACGAACCCAACAGGTCCTCTTGCGGGTGCGGGCGCGGGCGCAGGTCCTGTAGTACTAGGTGGTGTAGTACCTATAATTGGTACAACATCCGTAACCAGTGTATCACCGATTGTAAATGGACCACCGATCCCCCCAACACCTCCTGCTCCGACAATGAATCAACAGGTCTTGAATACCGGTTTAATTCATATTGGTGATGTATCCACTGGTTCCTATGCGACCGAGGACCAGACCTCTACTCCCTCGTTTACTGTGGCGGCGAGCCAAGTAGACCAGAATGCGCTTAATATTATTAAGACGAATCTAGCATCAGGCGGTCAATATACACTCAATGTAACATGCGATCTATCGGGTGTAAAGTCTTCGTTCCCACTACAGTTGATTACAAATGTGACGAATGCTCAAAATCAGATTTATGCCTACAGTTTCCAGAATAAAAGCATTGTGAAGCCTGGACCAGTGTTCTTTGGAGCAAAATCGCTCAACTTCCAGATTGTTCAGACGGCTCCGTTACCACAGAACGCTCCCAACGCACCATCAAATACGAATACAACATTATTTACGAATCCCACACCGTCTCCAAGTGGTACATCCGTCAATAGTAATTCTCATGGAGCGTCTGGAGCTGTTGTAAATCCACCACCGGCGCCACAACAACCGGTTTCATCAATGTTACAAACCGTTCCACCTGCGAATCAGGTCACATCGCTCATGATGAATACACTTGCCACGACACTCATCAACAATCTGATTAAGAACGAAACGGATCCCGCAATTAAAATGGGACTTACAACTGCGCTCACAAATGTACCAACAAATGGTACAAATGTTCCAAATCCTTTATATTTAAGTGTGTATAACGCAGTTGCCGCCATTCCAGCAAATTTCACCTACACCCAGCTTGCGAATATGTATAATACACTCCCTTCTAGCACCGGCTCTACAAAGCCCATAGCAAACCCTACAAACGTATTATCAATGGCGCCCTTGGTTGGCTTCTCCCTACAAATGACGAATGGACAGGTGAATACAGCGCAGGGACCGATGATGTCAAGATGGCAAACACAGCCTGCGCAACAACAGGTACAACAAACTGTAACGCCTCCGGCTCAGTCATCAGGTCTCTGGGCTCCTGACGGAGTAAGGACTCCTACACCGCCAAATCCTATTTCATCAGAACCTCCGTCAACTATGGCATCTATTTTGCCGGCAACCGCACAGGTGAGCCCTACAAACGCCTATACCTTCACAAACCAATCTATTATGTTGGATGCTAGTACCTTAGCACAGAAGATTCGTAGTGCCGAACTAATGATAAAGTGTAATAATATGTAACCCGGCTGGAGCATTTCTAATTTTGGATTACCTCGTTAGAGGGAATGAAGGTAGAATTACTCCTTATGGGATTCATCCTGATTTTATTGGCATTCATCTATGCGAATAAAAAGAATTATGAAGCATTTGATGGCAATGTGCCGGCAACCAATCAAACATCGGCGATTGCGCAGGATACATCCGCCTCTACAACAACAAATCCGCAAATTGCTCTAGCCCAGCCGAAAGATATTCAGGCATTGATGGAAGTCATCAAAAATTTTAAACTTTTGTATAATGCTCAAGACCCAATGACATTAAATCTAGACCCCCAGTCTTTAAAGCAGACGCAGTACTTTTCTATGCAATCGGATAATCTACTCAATCAGTTACAGGCGGGACTCGCCAATTCAGATGCGGTGTCTATGAGTTTTGACGATACTGTACAACTTCGTAAGGCGTACGAATGTTCTACGGATATTCTACGCGGCAAGTCGGAGATACTGCCTCCGCCAACACAGCAAGGTGCCGCACCCAGTGGCTTAACACTAGATATATTACAAAAACTTCAAGCACGAGTCCAGGCGGAAAGCCTACGTTTATCCAATCTTCGCTCTTCGGCGGCGACTATGGTAAACCGTATTGCGGATTTGGATAAACTTGCCGCCAACTTAGGTGATATTATTTCCAGTGTACAGCGTGGCGAGACAAAACTAAGCGACGTGAATATTTCACCAGACGATGCGAATAAATTCCTTTCGACGCTAGGAACCGGTCAAAATGCGCCGGTGCCGAATGTAACCGCGACACCACCAACGGGCGGCGCACCGAAGTCTATGACCATTGGACCAACAGGAATCCCTTTTGCGGGACAGATGCAAACTATTCTTGATTTAGCACGTAATATGAAGTGGGGACTTACAATTCAACTTGAGAGCGATCCGGCTACAAAACAAACACAGGATGTATTGGATAAGATTACTGCAATAGAAACGAGTATTAATAAGTATGTCATTAGCGAAACACCGATACCGTCAAATATCCTCGCCCTCTACCAGCAGCAGCTCGCCATTCTAAAAAATCTGACTGATAATACGACTCCTGATGCTACTACAATTGTTATGGGACCACCAAAGCCGATGCTCCAACAGAAGGGAAATGCCTCGCAGGCGTACATGCCTTCCCAGCAGGATTTGAATACGGTACAGGGAATGAATACAGTTGGACCAGCCGCAGGGTCGGCATCCGACGGTATCGGATCCGGCGACTACGCAATGACGGACGAAAATATTCAGCACCGTGCGTCGGCGGCGAGTTTTGACGATTCGCTCGTAGGCGGTCTAGATTATAAGACACGGGCACTGGAGATGTGCCGACAGATACAGGCGGCAGGCTTGGGCGATCCCGCCAATTTTGGATGTATCAAAAATCCTGATGAGGTGAGCGCCTCCTATTCATGGAAGGGCAACTACCAGATGGTCTGCTCTCGGTTAGGCGATACCTGGGGTAACTGGTATCCGCAGATGTTTGGTTGCCCGAAAGTGGACCCAACCGCAAAATTTATACGTCAAAGCTAATAGTTACGTCCTATTAAACCCCCATTCGTCTGCGCAGGTCGCTGTTCGGCGGCACGGGCGTTTTCAATATTACGGGGAACGTAGCCAATGAGCATAATACAGAGACCCGAAATGATTGCAACGAATGCTGTATTTGTATGCGTTACAATCTGTAGAATCATACTACAAATAGGACTGCCAATCAAGAAGAGCGAATTAACGAATCCAACGATGGAGAAATTCGCACATAGAGTGGCATATAGATTCGTGGAGATAATGTGAATTAAATATACAATAAAGAACGGTAGAGCATATTTAAGATAAGAATATACAAAGATTATGTACTCTTTTACCGTATTGTATATCGGCTCCACACTTGCCCACGCATTACGTAAACACTCCATGACTATTATATTATGTTAGATATTCAGGCAAACATCAATTTTTAGAGTCGCCCGGCATAAAAAACCATTATACTGAATAGAATGGCTTCAGGATTTAAGGTAACGCCTATGATTCTTTTGTTGGGCTTAGTGCTCATATTTATTGTGGGATATTTGATTGGACGTTCTCGCGGTAAGGTGGTAGAAAAGTTTGACGGTGGCAGCAGTTGTAATCGTTGCGGCAAGCCTCGTCCTTGCGGATGCCCCATATCCTCGCAGGCGACTTCGCCTTCGGCGATTGACCTAAGTCTACCGACACCTCCAGAATGGCCGAGCGAGGCGGCGATGAGTGGATTATGCGGTCGCTGCCATAAGCCTCGCCCTTGCGGCTGTGCGACAGGCGGTGCGGATGCGGGATCCAATTCGTCCCCTGATGGAATGCCGTATGCGTCACGTGAGCGTTGCCCACCTTGCCCATCTTGCCCCGCTCCTGATTTGTCAAAGTGGATTAAGAAGTCGGCGGTACCCCCTTGCCCACCCCTCCCAGATATGTCCAAATACATGCTCAAGACGGAGTGCCCGCCAATGCCCGATATGTCTAAATATGTACTCAAGTCGGCGGTACCAAAGTGCCCTCCTTGTATATCTACATGCTCCAAGCCTTGTAAGATTGGCGAGTGCCCACCTTGCCCGCGTGCGCGTTGCCCAGTGGTAAAGTGCCCTGAGCCAAAGTCGTGCCCGGCATGCCCTGCGGCACAGTGCGAGCCTTGCCCCGAGCCAAACATTCAATGTAAGGCGGCGTACCAGCCATCAAACCCTGTGCGCCCTATGTTAGCTAGTACATCTACCTTCGGTTTGTAATACTCCCGGCTAAATATAGGAATGCAAAAACATTCAACTGAATACCGTCAGTTTCTAGAAGAAACTATACTGACAGTATTTCTATGGGTGGGCATATGGGGTGTGATTTCGCACTTAATTGACCACTATTTTAAGCGATTCTTTTTTTCAGAATTATTGATTTATATCGCAATTACTATGATTTCATTCACACTTCTTGCGGCTCGTGGTTATGTTGCGAAGGAGGAGGAGGTCAAATAGGTGCGTTAAATTCAAGAAACCCAAATAGAAACATTATGTTAGCGTTCTTATTTGGGGTAGCGTCCTTATTCGCACCCGTAGTAGCACAGACGCCAGGTTACGATTGGAATGGGTTTACCGCCACAACATTGGGGTGCGGAACAGATAGCGGTGCGTTAAATGTTGGATTGAGTCAGTCATTAGTACCAGGCGCCACGGGTCTCAAAGTCAAACAGATTGCCTTTGCTATTTACGGCACTCAGGCAATGCCGGCAAATATACAACTGGATGGAAATCCGTCCACCGCCAGACTCTCTACCTCTGGCATTCAGTCATGTTGCGCGCCGAACTGTGATTTAGCGGTTCAAGTTGCCGCAGCGGGTCAGACCTGGTACAATTCGCCGTGCGGTGTCAACTCGTGTGGCGGTAGTTCATCGCAGAATAACTGGTATTATATGGATTTTTCGTCAACTTCGGTTGGTACGATAGAACAAACTGGTATTAGTCAAGCAACATTTTATGATGGTAGCGGTAACCAAATAGGCGCAGATATGGTGAATATAGCATCAAGAGGGTCTGCGTTCTTTGTATCATATACAGAGATTATTCCCTCGCCAACACCGACGCCTTCGGTGACGAAGAGTCCAGTATCACCGAGTTTAACTGCCTCAACGACTGTATCGGCTTCTATTAATCCAACAACTACTGTAAGTTCTACGGTGAGCCGAAGTACATCGGTGTCCACATCAATGACAGTGACCGATTCAAGGTCGGCATCTGTACAGGCGAGTACATCTCATACACCAAGTACATCGGTCTCTCCATCACGCCAGGCATCCAACTCGGTATCACCATCGGTACAAGCTTCAAATACCGTTACAACAAGCCGATCGCCATCTTATACACCAAGCCCCACCCCTTCACCGACACCAAATCTCAACTTCAACGTTATTACTATAGCAGGTAATGGTAATGTAGCACAAGCAGATGGTATTGGAACCGCCGCAAGTGTACCATTTCCTCAATATATGGCGTTTACACCAGATTACACCGGTGTGTATATTTCAGAGGCTAGTAATGCTGACCAGATTCGTCTGCTCAATCTGACAACATCTGTAGTTACAAGCATTGCTGGTATGTGGAATATTCAAGATACAGGAACGGGTGTGGGTACAAATGCGGCGATGAACTCCCCTGCGGGTCTCGCCCTTGACGGACCAAATAATATCCTCTACGCCGTTGAACGTGACGCGAATCTTGTTCGTAGTATTAATCTCACTAGCCTACAACTCCAATATATTGTAGGAGATCCAGAATCAGGACCTGGGTGCGCCGATGGTATTGGAACAAATGCGCTTTTTACACATCCTGAGGGTATGACGATTGACCAGCCGAACCAGTTCTTATACGTTGCGGATACAGGATGTAATGCGATTCGTGCTGTAAATATTAGTTCACAAACGGCTACAACGGTCGCGGGACAACTGGGTGTAACTGGTTGGCAGGAATCGTATGGTGTAGGACAGCCTGGAAAATTTTGGAGTCCTACTGGCATTCGTTATAATAATATGAATTTATATGTAACTGATACACATTGGAATAATATTCGTGTCATATACTTAGCATCGCCAGGTCTAATTAGTTCATCGCAGAATATTTTGGGCGGTAACGGACCACCCAATACTAGTATTGACGGAACAGGAACGGGCGTAACATTTAATAATCCAATGGATTTGGAATACGACTCACTCAACAATGTATTATATGTAAGTCAAGTGGGAACAAATCAAAATGTTATTCGTAAAATTACTCTAAATGCGATGTGGAATGCGAATGTAATAACTCTTATTGGTAATAATATTACTCAGAGTATTGATGGCGTTGGTACACAGGTGAGTTTCAACAATCCAATTGGTGTTGTATATAATCCAACGCCGAATTATCTCTATGTAGCAGACTCGGCGGGCAATAAGATTCGGCAAATTGCTTTAACAATTATCTTGCCTACACCATCGGTATCGGCTTCAAGCTCTACATCTCTCAGTTTATCATCCTCGGGTTCGGTGACCGCCTCTTCGTCTGCGACAGCCTCTTCATCCGCGTCTGGTTCGTTATCATTCTCATCTACGGTTACAATAACGGCAAGTTCATCGGTATCAGCAAGTGCCGCCGCCAGTTCATCCGTATCTACAAGTGCTACAGCTAGTTCGTCAGCGTCTATAACGATTACAACTAGTTTATCCGCATCGGCGAGCGCTGCCGTCAGTTCATCCGCATCGGCGAGCGCTGCCGTCAGTTCATCGGTATCAGCAAGTACCTCTATTAGTCAGACGATACCACCCTCATTCACTGTTACTCCCTCCGTTACCCAGACTCTACCCCCTCCGTGGTTTACAGGAATGACCGGCTGCTGTCATAATCCGATGACCAGCGGACAGGCGATAAGTTTTACTGTACCATCCTACTACTCATCCACCTCCATCAGCAGTATTGCCCTCCAGTATTGGCCAGGAGCCGCCGGCACCACTACATTTTCAATCGGTTTAATGGCGGCGGATGCGGCATATCAGCCAACGGGACCGGTGCTCGCCTCGGCACAAATCACCCTCACCAGCCCTGGAGCGTTTCCTGCCGTTCAGCAACAGGTTGTCACACTCACAAATTTGGGGCAACTTGTCGCACAACCGCTCACGGGTGGTACGTCCTATTCGCTCGTATTCTACGGAGCATCCAATACGAATGTCCAGTTTCTTGTTGGAAATTCAGGATCTTATGTATTTGGTGGCGGTTTGACACCAATCGCGGGCTCTCTCTATACAACATCCAGTGCGAATCCTCCTCTATCTGTTTATTGGTATACATCGTCCAATACAGCCTTTCTAGAGATATATACAGGACCGGTACAGTCTATGTCAACCTCACCGACTGCGTCGCCATCTGGAAGTATGACAGGAAGTTCTACGGAAATCGCATCGTCATCACAATCCAAGGCTCCTTCACCCTCGTTTTCGGCAAGTATAACGCAAGCACGGTCCATCTCAGTATCATCCTCTCTAAGTTCATCTATTACGAACTCACTAAGTGTATCTTCGTCTATACAAGCATCCTCCTCGGCATCTTCTGTAGAAAGTGTGACGGTGACTCCGTCACCCCTGCCGACGGTATGCGTTAGAATGGCACCTTCTGGTATTGTGGACAATGATAATCTTCCTCTTGTTACGGGCGGAATGACTGTTAATAATCTCATAAATACACCGCCGCCGATTGGCGCATTGCCTCCAGCGAGCTATTGGGACCCTGTTGCCGCTTCAGTATATCATGTAACATTGTCGTTTGTGAATCCAGCACCTATTTATTACTGTAATTGGTGGGGTGCGACAGACCCGAGCCATCCGCCAACTGGCATACAATTCTATACAGCACCGAGTGGTACACTACTGTATACAACGCCAAGTTTGACCACAACGCTTCCAAATACAATGTATACATCACCATTTATAAGTCAGCCAAATATATCCTCTGTCTATGTGGAAATCTACAAAAGTACTACGTGGCAAGTATATATGTACTATTTGGACTGTTATACGTGTATAATTGCCTCTATGACGCCATCCGTTACGGCGGCTGTAAGTGGAACGCCGTCATTTTCGGCAAGTGAAACACAAACACGGTCTACCTCGGCGTCATCAAGCCCCTCACCGTCGTTTTCAGGACAAGCGACGCAGACGCCGAGTTCCTCGGTCTCATTTAGCACAAGTATATCACAAACACAATCTGCCTCGGCATCAATAACCGCAACAATCTCTCCGTCGCCAGGTAAAACCGCAACGCCGACCTCATCTATTACAAATAGTGTAACAATTAGTCCAACTCTCTCCCTGTCTATATCAGTAGGAGGCTCTTTTTCGCCGTCCTCTATAAGTACTATGAGTCTCTCCGGCACACCCATTCCAAATTTATTCGCAAATGCGAGCGCATCCGCTTCATTCAATGCGACGGGTGCGGCTGCTGCTGCTGCAGCAGATAGCAGTTCCTTAGGTATAATTCTAGGTGTGGTCTCCTTGGGTCTAGTGGGACTGATGGGTGCGGTATTGGGAACGAATGCCCTACGCCGTAGTGGTGCCCTAAATTTTCTCTCTAAGGCGGGTGTCAAGGTTCCCACAAATGCGGATGGAACAGTTGATACTAAGGCGGTTGCAAATGAACTTCTTGAGGAAGCGGAGGCGAAGAGTCCAGCACTCGCAGCAGTAGGTAGTTTCTTTAATTCTGTAAAAGCCCAATCCGTAAGATTCAAAAACGCTGTGAATAGTCTACCTCTCCCTGATTCAGTGAAGAGTATTGTGAACGATCCTACAAAATTACTCCCTAAGGCGACTCAGGATAAGTTACATGCGATGGAAGAAGCGGTAGGAATACAAACAAACGGCGAGGCACCAGACGCACCTAGGGCAGTAGAGGATACACCAGATGCGCCGGTCGCATTAAAGGTCGCACCATCCACTCGGCGTATGGTATCAGCACCACCAACACCGGTTAGCACACTTGATTTAGGTGTAGTCGTCAGTAGGGTTCAGAAGTCTTTACCATCGGTACAAGAGACAGACGATGTATCTCTTGAAAATGAATTTATTGATAATACACCACAGCACGATAATTGTCCATCATGTGTGGCAAAGGCAAAGGCAAAGTCGCCGACATTACCTTCGGCACCGACAACCTCGCCCGTAGCATCTACTGCGCCAACAACTTCACCAACCGCCCCACCTGGTGTATCTCAACCATCTAAAAAACAACCTGAGCCTACAGCCTCTTTCACTCCTGAAGACCTTAAAAAGCATATGGATATGTTAAAACAGTATATGAGTACGCAGATGCCGACACCACAACCACAACCACAACCACAAAAGGCAAAGAGTCCACCACCACCACCGCAGGCGAAGAGCCCAATAACAACGCCTAAGGCACAACCACAGGCACAGGCACAACCACAGCCAAAGCCCCAACCAAAGGCAAAAATAGAAGTGAATGCGGCAGAGCTCGCCGAAATTAAGGCACTCCTCGCGTCTAAAAATAAGCAGCATAAAGTTCTCGGTTAATGACACGCCCAATAATCTGGACCGTAGGGGATAAAGAGTTCACCACCGGCAGGAATATCTACAAGCGAGTGGATAAACGCACGTCCTGCCTCCTCGTCCACAACGAATTGGCAATTACTAGTGAGGCGATTCCCCTTAGAATCGTAATAAGCGTCAGGTGTAGTATCCACCCAACGCTTTTTACGTCGTATACGTGTCCTTGCGATATAGGAGCAATCATTAATCATTGCCATATAACAGCGAGGGAACATCTGTGCGTCTATGAAGCAATCAGAACGAACCTCAAGGGCATACGAACTAGGACGCTTATATGAGATGACCTCGCCGACATATTCATCAATACAAGCACCGGCAGGGATATTTTCGCACGCAAAGACACCGATGCCTGCGTTAGGCACTTGGGACGGAGCCAGACGAAGTTGAAACGGAGAATTATAGTAGTAAGGTCCGCAGATATTTTCGCACATAAAAGTAAGAATGGATACCCGCTTTTGGGGACCAAGTGGATGGCGGTTGTTACACTTAGTTGCGTTTGCTGCTCCAACGCTAGAAAAACGCTATCTTCTTCAATTTTTTCAGACGCTACCATACGCCTTACCCTGTAAGTTCTGTCGTGCCTCACTTACCGAATATTATGGAAGCGACCCAATACCGACAGACCTGAAAGAGTTTCCTAAATGGCTCTATCGTATTCATAACCGAGTCAACGGTAAACTCCGTGAGCAGAAGTTAATTACTGGTAAGGATCCGTCGTGGAACGAAGTAAAACAGCGATACGATAAATGGATGCGACAGTCCTGTACTCAGCGGGCTATGATTGGTTGGGATTTTCTATATTCGGTTGCGTATACAACTCCCTGCCGCGATGTAACAAGTTTACCGATACCAGGCGCACCACCACAACCACCGACTCCCGAACTACGTAACCGTTGGAATACAATGACAATCGAAGAGCGACTACCGAAACTGAAATTATGGTGGGAAGCCCTTCCTCATATTCTCCCTTTCCCCGTATGGAGAAAGGCTTGGCAAATAGCGGTTCCGCATGTCCCCAAACTTGCTTGCGGTAGAAAGAAGGTGACAGAATGGCTCTATGATGCGGAAAAAGCGATGTGCCAAGAACTCAAAGAGAACGCCCCACACGATAGTTTTGACGGACTCTGTACCGAGTTGAATGCGTTTGCGAGCGGATGCGGCAAAATCAAGACCACGAAAGTGAAAACGTGCCGCGCAAAAAAAACGCTCAAGCGCAAATCGTTGGACCGTAATCGCACTCGTAAGTATTTCGCAATCGGTGGATTCTTATAGTCCTTTCTTTACAACCCGTCCACGATGCGCCCAGCAGTGCATAGTACTATGAATCGTCACCGCTTTACCACATTCCTTACCGTTCATATGTTTATAAGTACACTTATATACATACGTACAATCCGCACGTTTCTTCTTGTTTGACATCCAGGCAGCGGACGCATCATCAAAGAACTTAGCGTCAAATTCACTATTACCGGCAGACATTTAACGAATTATATAATTAACCGTACGCAATTCAATTTTCAACCGCTAATTCGCTCAAGCGTTTCATAATGCTGTCAGGATAAACTATCCCCGGAAATTTTGCGACGAGCACCGCACAGGGAATATACCGCCGTCGGTCATCCTCTGATACACCCTGCGCTAACCATCGTGCCTCTAATGTCATAGCACGACTCCAATCATCGGTAGACCACGTTTGGTCTCCATCGGGCTTCAAAAGATACTGCGTCAGGGCACCACGTGAAAGCATTTTCTACTCCTTATGTAAAGAATGGCAACCCTCTTTAAACTTCCATCCTCCGTTACCTCGTACTTACCTTTCCTCTTAGTAGCAGTTGGATTGGTTCTCATTTATTTATGGGCACGCAGCAAGCCAAGCCGCGAGGGTTTCCAGGACGCCGTAGAGGGTGCCCCAGAAAATCCTTGGAAGTTCAATATGTACTACGTGGATTGGTGCCCGCACTGCCATCACGCCAAGCCCGAGTTTGAGAGCCTCGGATCTACCATGACCATCGGCGATAAGACGGTTGTGTGTAATGCGATTGAGGCGGAGAAGAACCCCGAGGCGGTTCAGGGTTTGAAGATTTCGGGTTACCCAACGTTTGTTCTGTATGATGCGGAGGGCAACGTGGTGAAGGATTACAGCGGTCCTCGTAAGACGGCGAGCTTCCGCTCTTTCCTGGAGGACACTGTAAATATGAATGCGGAGCGCATGTCCTAGTCTCGGTTTCACCGAGACTAGGCAACCCCCCTCCCGCTTTTAGCGGGAGGGACGTCAAAGTAGACAACCATTCCTTGGCGGCAGTAGAACCGATAGATTCTAACATTTCAAAATCTGCGGGCTGAAGACGCATAAACCAAGCAGGAAACGGTAAATTAGGAAACCAGATAATATTTTTAGGATAGTTCTCCTTCAGATATTTTCTCTTTTTGGGTCCTTCAAAATGGATCATAGAAAATACATATTCGGACAGTGTAGTGGGCGTTTTTACGGAGCCGTGTTCAAAGGTGAAACCGAGCGATTCGTAACGGTCCGCATTAGATGGTAATAAACCCCAGGGAAAATTCGCACCTACCGCACCATCTACCCATATATGCCCGCTCTCCTCATGAATATATGGACGAAAGAAGAGTGGTAGGCTCATACTTGCACGAATCGCGTCAACGACCGGTAAAGATGGATAGGTTTGGGCAGAGCAGAGAACAATCTCGTGGGTACTGAGATCGGAGATAACGATTGTAAGATTGGGTATATCGGACATTAAGTAAGCCGAGGCACCAGGGCGAATAAGTTCTATTATACGTGTAATTTCAGCAATCAAAGAATTGCCATTATCTAGTCCCCACGATTTATTGATATTCAATAGATTATTGACATCAATATCACGAAATTTTATATAATCGGTAGCATACATACATTTACGAACGTCGCCAACAGAGTCGGCAAGTGCGAGTAGGGTTGCTACAAATGCGCCGGCAGACGTACCCCAGTACTCTTCTACCCGTTCAAGCACTCCCGCCGCCTCTAAGACAATTAAAGCTTCTACAAAAACCAGGCAGCGTGTACCACCACCGGTAAAGACTAGACGTTTAGGAAGCATCCTACCGCCGTCAGCGGAATCAAATTCAAAATAATTACGCATATAACTACAAGATGCCATCGGACTCATTGGTACCACCAATGCTCGTGCCGTCTTCCTTATATACGGAAGAGGCGAAGCGAGATACTACCAGAATTCGTATCTATAATATGGTTCTACAGCAGATTTACAATAAGGTAAAAGCCGTAGCACGTGTTCCCGGTAATGAGAAATCGTTATGGTATGTGGTGCCTGAGTTTATTCCAGGAACCCCGCGATTTGATATCGGTGACGCAATCCTTTATATTGTTTGGAATCTCAGGAATATAGGATATACCGTGGAATACACGCATCCGAATTTGCTATTTGTGAGTTGGCGATCGCACGACGAAACGTATCGTAAGCACGAAAGTCCGTTGAGTCAGGTGCTCAATGCGGTACGAGGTGTAGCGACAGCTTATAAGGTTCCGACGATAAAACCGACAATTCCTACGGCAAGTGCGCCGATGCCTGAGATTACAAAACGGAAAACGCCTATTAAAAAGACGGTTGAATTCAAACCGGAAACGGAAACAATTCAATCAATACCAACGATACAACCTATTACAAGGTCATTAGTGATGTCGGCAACGGGTGGAGCAGGTACAAATGTGCCACGGTTACCGGGGCAGTTGTCCGAACGACATGTATCGTTTGTATGATTGAGCACCACCAGCGGCGGCAATCATCATAGTTGCTTGTGTACCTTGCTTTACTAATATGTCCAAAATCAAGATTAAGAAGATACCACCGAGGACAAAGAGTAGTATTTCAAGCAGATTGGATTCAGATTTTGTGACTTCCATCTGCTCCAATTTATGGAACATGGAATCAAGTTTGCGCTGAAGTTCATCAAGGCGGTTTTCGGCAGCGACTTCGGCGCCCTTCAAATCCGCCTGTGTACGTTCGTCTTTGCCTATTTTTCGCCATAGGGTGGACTGACCGTCAATCCATGGGGACGGAATGAGAGGAGCCTCATTTTCACGGTGGGGCAAACGATTCTTAATCCAGTCGGGCACCGAGGTTTCATTGAAAGCGGTTGCCCAATCAGGACTCAGTTGATAGACATTTTTGTCCACAACATCCTGGGCGGGATGTGGGAAGTAATCGGCGGTTTCAAAAGCATTGAGCATTTCGGATTCGCTGCCGTTCTTTGTATTGCTGGTGGGCGCACCACCGAGTAATTCGCCAGGTGGCAGAAGACGGTGTGCGGGGCGATCGGGTTCAATCACTTGGGGCTCGGGTGGTGGCAAAGGAGCCCGACGCTTCTTACGACGTTTCTTGTCGGAATCTAAAGCAAATAATGATGGGGAACCGGTGGCGGACCCCTGATCTTCATTCCGGGACGCTGAGTCTGTAAATGAAGTAAAAGCTTCTTCTAATGAGCACATCCTGCTCTCCCTAACGTGGGATGTCTATTTATTTTATTGATTTCCGCTTGCGGAAATCTACAAAATGGGTTGACAAGAACACGTACCAATCGTGGGATGTCTATTTATTTTATTGATTTCCGCTTGCGGTTAGCGTTTTTACCCAGACGAAAGTTCATATTCCAAGATAAGGATGCACGCAAGCCATTTAATATCAATAGGTCTCTTTACGGCGGCAGTCGTACTCACAATTTATGCGTGGATGGACCGAGTGCGCTATTCTAATCGCTACTATAAACCGACCGAGGGATTTCAAAATAACCCATTAGAAATTCCTACTCCCGATACTATACCGGTATCATTGCCCAAAAATCCGACAGACGCCGATGCGATTGCTGCCCATAAGACATTGCTGACGTATACAAGTCAAAATGTCGCAAAAGGAATACGATTTATGAAGGCAATTGGTAATACATTCTTCGTTCAACCAGTGACCCTAATGACCGACTTCAATCCGGCAACTTTAATGAATAACTATGTGAGCCCATTACAAGCAGTATGAATCCGCCCGCAGGTCCCGGTTTCCCCCCATCAGGTCCCATCTGGCATCCTCCAATTGCGAGTAAGTGGATTGCCGTCGTAGTCGTCGTGTTCCTAGGTGCTGTGGCGAACCGTATTCCCCACGCACTCCGCTTCTATATCATTCAACCAGTAGGATTCTTTCTAGTAGCCCTCGCCGCTATGGTATGTTACTGGATGGGATTCTACGCGGGAACCTTTGCGCTCTTCTTCTTCCTACTATCAATATGGTCGGCGGAAGCAAAGAGCCCCGAAGGTTTCCTAAACGCTTCAAATACTGTGGATTGGGTCACAAACTCGAAGAAGTGGTTTGTGGAGAAGGTGCTCAAGGAGCAACCGCTTGCCATTCAGGAAAAGGATGTAAGTACATTCCCCATTCAAGATTAAACCCGTCACTAAATAAGAAGATTCCCGGATGGATTACGGTACTATTGTAGCAATAGCACTTACCGTATTCCTATTGTACTTTTCACTTGATTTTGATAAGCATTATAGTTTCGGATTCCATAATGCCGCCTTACATCCGGCGGCACGATTCGCCGCCGGTTTAGCACTTGCATACGTCGCAGAAAGTCATCAGTTATTAGCGTCGGTACTACTAGTTATTATATTCTTTTGGATCGCCGACGTAAATCTACTATCATCCTATTCATTGTAAGAAGCACAGGATCCCCGATACATAAAAATGGCATACCACGATAAGGATGCCTAAACGTGCTAAGAAAGGTGCCGGTTGGTTAACTCCGGTGAGTCAGTGTTTGAATGGACAGCCTGGTCCTCATCCGCAGCCGCCACCAGCCCTACCAACAACGTCTATAAATCCATATTTGCCACCACCAACTGCTCCGCCTACTATGGGCGGTAGTTGTTTGATTGGACAACCTGGTCCTCATCCGCAGCCGCCACCAGCCCTACCAACAACATCTGTAAATCCTTATTTGCCGCCACCAACCATGGGCGGTATGGCACCAGTAAATATTCCGTCTCAAATTCCATCATCGCCGCCACCACAACCTGTAAACATACCACCAACCTTATCGCCTCATCCGAGCCCAAATAATAATACAGGACAGCCTACAATCGGCGGAGTCTTAGACCCGCTCTCCCAAGCTATTCTCTTTATCAATACAAATCCTTATATAATTGGTTGTTTTATGTTATTGCTCAATTTAGGAGGTCGCTTCCTTTCGCTGGAGTTGACGAAAAAGCAGGAGGAGTTTTTATCGGCACCTTGGTTGCGACCTGGCATTTTCTTTACAGTCGTATTTATTGCGACTCGTAATCTTGCGGCGGCGTTCTGGGTTACGCTCCTCTTCTTTTCTGTTATATGGGTTGTTGCGAATGAGCATAGCCCCTATTGTTTGATTCCTTCTTGGTGTGGACATGATATTGAAAAGCAGCAAAAGACATACGAGGAAAACGTAAAAAAGTTTTTTACGCTAAAGAAAGCGGAACCCCCACCCCCACCACCCAAAGCCAAACTCCCTAAGGAATAACCACCTATTCAACAGCGTCAATGATATTGACCAAATTGAAGAATTATTTATACATTGAGCGTCAACTCGCTACCGGTGGGCTGTGTGGTCGTCGTCTTCTTAGAGCGACGGTTGAGTCCGGCACGACGCATTGTCTCTGTTGTGTAGGCGCTACCGATGGAGCCAGTCTCTTCGGCGTCACGACGTCCTCCCGCATTCAACTGCTCGAGAATGTCATCTACACCGGTGGGTCCACGCATTTCACGACGGACTGTCTGGGCTTGAGGAGGACCCGCCATCGGTATTGCGGGCATCGCCGCACCGAGACCTGGCATCATACCACCCATCATACCGCCCATCATACCCATAAAGCCGCCACTTTGTACGCCTTCGGGCTCAGCCGATGACTGCTCCTCCATCGGTGGGGCAGAGCGCATAGGTGGCATGGATGGCATAGACGGCATGGATTGCGATGGACCGCCGCCACCTCCGCCACGCCCTCCGCCACCACCAGGTTGTCCGAGCGACATAAAGTTCGCAAAGCCAGGTCCGACCGATTCACGTGCCGCCGCCTGTGCGAACTCACGTGCCAAATTGGGGTTGTTGCGGAGGATATCATCCATACCAGGCATACGAGACTTGAACATTGTATTGGTCACATGGCACATACCAGCGGACAAACCGAGTGATAGAATCAAACGGACTTCAGGCGCAACCTTGCTCTTATCCTTGTACTTATCGTACAACTCTTCAAAGATTTCGTCATAGTCCTCAATGTTCTCATTTACCTGCTCGGACCAGCCATCCAGATGGAGTCCGAGCGGGTCGTAGCGGCTGTTAAGGAACTCCATACCGCTGGTGACCGTTGTGAGCATTGAGCGCTGGAAGCGAAGGGATGCCTCAAGACCCTTGGAATCCTTGCGGCGAGCAACTTCGGCATTAATCTCTTCTAGTGTATTGCTCATCGCCATCTTCGTACCACTAATACCCTTACGGTCCATGCGTTCCAAAATCGTCAAGCCCTCAGACTTCTTGACTGCCTCTTGTTCGGGGGTCAGGTATACGGAAGGTGTTGAAGCAACGGCAGACGTTTCCTTAGTATCACTTCCGCCGGCACCAAACCAACTACGAATACCACCAGTAGCAGGAGCCGCCGCCGCTGCATTGGCAGCAGCGTTTGTAGCAGCGGGACTACCGAGTCCAGGAATACTAGAGAACCAGGACTTGGCGGCAGGCGCAGGAGGAGCAGCAGCAGGAGCCGCAGGTGCCGAAACAGCAGGAATCGTTGTAGGGGTCATGGTAGGAGCGGAGCTGCCGAGACGGAAAGGCTCAGAGCCGCCGCCACCGCTCATGGGAGCGGAAGGGCTTGTATCACGCATAATGCGAATATTGTCACCACCACCGGATGGCTTCACATCAAATGTAACATTTGTATCATCAAGGCTTACAAATTCAATATCATCTACGGGCTTCAAGTCGGCTGCCGGAGACGCCGGACGACTCATAGAACCCGCAATCTTGCGCTGATTTCCGAGTAAATTTAGGTCAAAGTCGTTTTGGCTGACATCAAGCGAACGACCCAGGTCCTGGCTAGCCGAGATTTCGGGGAACGATCCACCATCGGAAATACGAATCGTAGGACCGCTCATAGTTTCCTTCTTTTACCTCCTTTGTCTTCGTTTTAGATTCCCAAACGCATATCCGAACCCTTAATATAGATCGACGATGCCCGCCAAATTTCGCAGTCTCAAAGATTTAAGAGCATTTTCAGTAATTCCTCTCCTAGTACACGGACAGGGCGTTGTTTTGTTTGAAAGTACTGATAACAAAACGCCTTGTATATTTTTTCTGAAAAATAAAGAAAAAACACACGGATTGGGTATTGAATTTATTGAACATAAAGTTCGTGTGTTTATTGTATCATCCTCGGAGCCGAAGGAACTGATTGATAAAGAGAATACTAGAGGATTAATCAATAAGAGTGGAGCCTATTATTGGTTCAGCCTTGATACTCATAATAAAACATTATATGGCGGTGTTGGTGAGCCCCGATTGGATACAGTTATTTATAAATATACCTTCAAGGAGGATGTACTCTCTTTTTTAGAAAGTTTAACTCTTGTTGAATTTGCTACTGATACAGTTAAGCCACTGAGACTTCTACGTGATCCGATAACATCCGATGTGCCACTCAGAGTCAAAGATACCGATGATTTGACGATGCGTGATATCGCCTCGGACGCCTTCTTACCGAAGGCGAATTTGTCACCGATGGCACAAAAGTTGTACGATTGTATTGTGGGCAAGAATTTTCTCTTAAACGACCAAGAATTTCCTAATTTCTCCGATGCCATCAAACAGAGTATCAACAATCCTAACGGCTGGTGCTACAAGCGACTCGCAGAAAAGGCTACGGAATTTAGCAAAGAGCCCCGTCCCCTAGAAACCTACTTACGTATTACTATGGGACAGAACAGCGGCGAATCTCCTGGTGTACCGTATGTTATGGAGATTTGGCCGGTGGGACACTATTCACCGATTCACAGCCATTCCGCAGCGAACGCGGTCATTCGTGTTCTCCACAGTTCCATTCAGGTGGAATTGTTCCCCTTTCTCTGCGACCAAAAATACTCGGTTGAGCCGTTTGCCACCGAAAATTTCATGAAGGATGAGGTGACGTGGATTAGCCCAACCCTCAATCAAACTCACCGACTCACGAATCTCGCAGCTAACACAGAGCCATGTATAACGATACAATGCTATATGTATAACGAGGATGATGATGCCCATTACGATTATTTTGATTACCTGGGCGACAACGGTGTAAAACACCAGTATATGCCGGATTCGGATATGGATTTTATCGCCTTCAAAGAGTTAATGAGAGAGGAGTGGCTCAGCTACGTCGGTACGCCATAAGAAACGCATCGGCTAAATCGGACTTCTTGGACCGACCGGCAAAGAACTCCCTCCAAACCCTCGCCCCCTCTCCCCCCTTCGCCAACAGCCCAGCCACATCGGCTTCGGCACCGTCCTTACGCGCCTTATATTCCCCAGACGCACCGCTGATATCGGTATAATCCACTCCTCGGGATTTGACACCGGCATGGACGAATTCAATTCCACCGGTCCAAGAATGCTCCGTTTCCAATCGATGCGCCAAAAGAGTATAGAGCATAATTTGAACCGATTTCATAGTAGGATTTTTCATCGCCGGCTGATTCTCCAGCCGAATGACAGCAGCACGACTCATTGTTAGAAGCACAGACGAAAGCCAGGTATTCATGGCACGCCGAATCGTATCTAGACCAACCGACATTGTCTTGACCGGTTTCCAGGGTACTAGGTACTCCTTTTCAGCCCATGCCACCAGGTCGCCCTTTTTCATCTTTTTGACATCGGCAACCCCACGTCCAGTCGCCAACGCTTTGAGTTCTTTGGCACCGAGGGCGCACGGTAAGCAAGGTAGCGATGGCTTCGCAACCGTAGCCTTCTTCACACGAACACCGGTCGCACATCCCTTACACCATTTCGTCCCATCGCCGACACAAATCCACTTTGCTCCAGAGCCACAGCCAGTACACGATTTGGCGGTTTGGGCGGTCTCGCCCCCTTCAAGTAAATCGATATTGTCCCAGGCGATTACGGACCATTCACCGGAAATACCGTGTTCAATGACACAATACGCCAGATTGCGAATACCCATGTCAAATCCGACATAGACGGGCATCGTAGATAGGGTCTCTATTTAGAGCAAGATTTAGACCTAATCGTAAGACAATGTCAACGAAGTATTTTATACTCGCCAAGCAACATACAGATGATACAGCAAACGATTCTAGGAATCAACTTATGTATCCAAATACCCAAACGGTCTATATTTTACCTGCCAACAATCTCTCATATTACGCAGACCATGGACTCTTTGAAAAAGCGTTGATTGATTGGTGTCGGCAGTTCTGTAAAAATACGTCTATGTTAGATATTGGTGCGCATACCGGAACCTATTCTATTGCTCTTTCTATGTATACAAACAAGGTTCATAGTTTTGAGCCACAGAAGATGACGTATTACGCACTCTGCGGATCTATTGCCCTTTCCGATGCTAAAAATGTAACTGCCTATAATGTTGCTTTGGGAGCCCCAGACCAAGTGGGAACCCAAACACTTAATATTCGTAGTCAGGATGGCGGAGGGTCGTCTCTACAACCATTTACCGATCCGGTTCTCGCACAAGAGCAGGTAGAAGTACGAACGCTAGATTCATATAATTTCCAGAATATCGGATTTATTAAGATGGACGTAGAGGATAATGAACTTAATGTTCTCAAGGGTGCTGTCCAGACTATCAAACAAAACAATTATCCTACAATTCTGTTTGAGTCAAACCACGAAAATAAGGTGCTCTTTGAGTATATTCTAGATACACTCGGTTACGGGAATATTATACCAATCAAAGGAATGAGAAATATGTTTTTAACGGAGCCGCCAAAGCCCCAGCAAAAGCAAAAGCAACAGCAACAGCCCGTTAAATTAGACGATAAAAGTTATTACGAATCTCTAGGTATTCACCAATGGACATAACCTATAAACACCAATTACGTACGGATATTAATATATTAATACCCGTATGTTGTGAAGCCGCTAAAAAAGCGCATAAAATCGCAATAGAAGAAGCGAAAAAATATCCTGATAGATTTCAAGAAATATATGTAGTGATTTACAATCATGAATTCAATCGTTTATACTCAAATATTCTTAAACAGTTCGGATAAACTCCCATCCCATATCTTCGCAAATTTTCTGCCAAATCTTATCCTGCATATAGAGTTTTTCACGACTTTTGAGCAACGGAAAGCACGGTAGATAATCGTCTAATTCTAGCAGTTCACAGAATTTATAAAGTACGAAAGAATACGATAAGAAGTTGGAGCGCTTCTTAGGACAATGTTTCACGAAACTAAATTGGATTTCCTTAAACATATACCGAAGTTTCTCTTCCACTTCTCGCGATAATACGGGGGCGGAAATACCGTTGAGGCGATTGAGAATATGCGCAACATGGTCGTAGCAGCGATTTAACTTTAACTTTTTAATTACATCCTTCAACTTGGAAGGTTTGAGTTTGCTCATGTCGGTAATACGTTCCTTACGGAGTTCCTGTTTGATTTGGTCCAGAATGGCAGGCGATATTTCGGTAGTTTCTTTTGCTTGGAATTGCGCCAGCCATTCGTTCAAGTGATTAATTTTCTTATAGGCGTAATACGACATTTCGCGCGGCGGGTCCTTGTAGGACGGCTTCTCAGAATCAACCAGAACATAGTCACGGTATCCACATTGAGGGCAGTCCAAAAAGGTTTCATTAAATAACATTTCGGATTCACAAACGGCACAGTTTCCAAAGTTTTCCGTAATTGACGAGGCGATACTATTTTCGTGCTGAATTGCGGTAGGATTGAGCGCGGTCAAGTACGATTCCAGCGCCTTATCACGCTTAAATCCAATGGTATTTGTAATCGCCGATGCTTTTTGTACTTCAGGTATTAAATCGTTCGTCTTTGTGGATTTATCGTCAACTTCGGCGGTAAAATATGAATAGACGCTGTTTGCCGGCATCTTACCCTTTGCTACAACTTCGGCGGGTCGTTCGCCGCCCGCAATACGTTCTTGGGCGTCGCTATAGGAAAAGAGAATATCACCGACACGTAAGAAATAATCGGCTTCGGCGGTACCGTTCTCCAATTGTTGAATTGTCTTTTCCAGGGCAATGACTTCATCTTCTAATTTTTGTCTGGACGCCAGGATTAATACATCGTTAGCATTTGTTAAAGCACTTGGTTGTAAGAATTGCTGCTCAACGGCAGCGAGTTTCTCCTTTTTTGCCGCCAGTTCTAAACGCAACCTCGGAAGATTTGTCTTCTCCTCACGAATCTTTTGGATTTGTTGTGTATGGAAAGATTCTAGAGTTTTAGCGGGCTCTAGTGTCTTTGGTATTCTGGGAGCGGCAGGCTCCACCTCACCCATTGGTTTCAATAGGTTATCTAACGATAAGGGCTGAGACATGGTACCACTTATATTAAGAAAAGCAAAAATATGGGTTTAGACCGTAACGCTCTGCGGGCAGGAATTTCTGCCGAAATCTTCCCGGAGCCCGAAAATTTTTTTCTCGGGCTCAGGTATAAACAACAATGGGATCCGGTGGTCTAATGCAGCTCGTCGCCTATGGCGCCCAGGATATCTACCTCACAGGCAACCCCCAGATTACCTTCTTCAAGGTCGTCTACCGTCGCCACACAAACTTCGCCATGGAGTCCATTGAGCAGACGTTCAACGGCTCGGCGAACTTCGGCAAGAAGGTACAGTGCACAATCTCCCGTAACGGTGACTTGATCCACCGTGTATACCTCCAGTGCACACTCCCCCAGGTCCAGCTCCAGGCGTCTGACGGCTCAGGTGCCCAGTTCCGCTGGCTCAACTGGGTTGGCCACAACCTCATTAACAACGTCTACGTTGAAATCGGTGGTCAGCAGATTGACAAGCACTACGGTGACTGGCTCCAGATCTGGAACGAGCTCACCCAGCAGCCAGGTCTCCAGGCCGGCTACGCCGAGATGGTAGGCAACGTACCCCAGCTCACCAACCTCCTCGTACAGGGCGGTGAGGGCTGCGACAACTGGTGCGGCACTGGCGAGCCCCACGCCTCCCAGGAGGTCCGCAACTGCGCCCCTGAGTACACACTCTACATTCCCTTCCAGTTCTGGTTCAACCGCAACCCTGGCTTGGCTCTCCCTCTCATTGCTCTCCAGTACCACGAAGTCAAGATCTGGCTCGAGTTCAACCCCCTCCAGAACCTCGAGTGGGACTATGCCACATCCACGGTCGGCGGTGTCTCTGTCCAGAACACCTCTTACCCTATCCAGCAGCGCATTGCCGCCGCCGGTCTCGTCTCCGCCTCCCTCTACGTAGACTACATCTACCTCGATACCGATGAGCGCCGCCGCTTCGCCCAGGTCTCCCACGAGTACCTCATTGAGCAGCTCCAGTTCACGGGCGGCGAGTCGGTCACCTCATCTGCCAACAAGATCAAGATGAACTTCAACCACCCCACAAAGGAGCTTGTATGGGTTGTCCAGCGCGACTCGTTCGTCAGCTGCGACCCCACAGTCGTCAACCCTTGGAAGGGACAGCAGCCATTCAACTACTCCGACTGGTGGGATCGCTCGGTCCTCGAGTCCGGTTACTCCGTCACCCGCGTGGAGGGCATGGCTGGCTACAACCCTGTCGTCACCGCCAAGATCCAGCTCAACGGACACGACCGTTTCTCGGAGCGCGAGGGTCGCTACTTCAACTTGGTCCAGCCTTACCAGCACCACACCAACATCCCCGCGGTCGGCATCAACGTCTACTCGTTCGCCCTCAAGCCCGAAGAGCACCAGCCATCCGGCAGCTGCAACTTCTCGCGTATTGATAACGCCACACTCCTCCTCACCCTCTCCAACAACACGGTCAACACATACAACACAGCGCAGGTCCGCATCTACGCCGTCAACTACAACGTTCTCCGCATCATGTCCGGTATGGGTGGACTTGCTTACAGCAACTAAACGTACTGTATTTACAGTACAAAATTTTTTATTTTCTGTTTTTTTTGGAAAATACAGTAGGACAAAAAATTTGAATAAAACTAAATTTTCTAATGTCAGCATTTAATAAATGGAGACATGTAAAGCTATAGTCTTAGAGGGTTCCAGGAAGGGACTTTCATGCCATTTTCCACCATCCGATAACGGATACTGTGGTCGGCATCAGCGTAATTTTCGGCACGAACAACTACTGAAAGAAGGTAAGATTCCCTGCCGATTCTTCTTTCGTGGATGCGATGCCATTCTTATACTCAAGGGTTCTTGCCTAGATTGTAAGAAGAAGATATGTAAAAAGACTACGGAGTGTAGTCATGATGGATGTAAATTCAAAACTACAGGTGATAAGTATTGTAAGAAACACAGCAGAGATACATATCGTGATGAAGAGAAAGAGAAAGGTATCCGTTACTGTGATATAGATAGAGGATGTTTTACTGTATGTAAGGAAGGTTATACAACGTGCGATATATGTAGAGAAAAGTCTTATACAAAAGAAAAAAAAGTTCGCCAAGAGCGTGTTGAATTACATAATGCTTTAGAACATATATCTACAGCAACAAAGCAATTATGCGTAAACTGTGGAAAAGATTATGAACAATTCAAAACAAGATATAATAAGTCTAGTAAAATTTGTAAATCTTGTAATGAATATAATGCCGTACAAGATAGTAAGCGAAGTGGTAGAATTCGTAATTATAAAAATGAACATTTTAGAAATTTAGAAATATATTACAAAGATTACATAAGGAGTGCTAAGATTCGCAATTATACAATAGGACTTCAGTTTGATGATTTTAAACAACTTGTATTATCTCAATGTCATTATTGCCAATATTTTAAAGATGATGAAATAAATGGTATAGATCGTCTGGATAATCGCAAAGGATATGAAAAAGACAATTGTGTGCCTTGTTGTGAAACATGTAATATGATGAAATATGTATATCATCCGTTGTTCTTTATTGAACTTTGTAAGATTATTAGCGGGTTTAATATCCCACCGGCAGGCTTTTATAAAAAATGGAAGCAATATTATATAAATACTACATCAAATAGTTGGGCTAACTATAAGAAAAACTCTGAAGAAACTAGAAAACTTCCGTTTCATATTACAAAGGACGAATGGTATACAATTATTAAGAAACCGTGTTATCTTTGCGGATTTAGTGGTAAAAAAGGTATTGGGCTTGATAGAGTAGATAATACTAAACGTGAATATACTCTAGATAATGTGAAGCCGTGTTGCGGAGCATGTAACATCTTTAAGAAAGATTTTACACTAGCACAAGTCAAAGAGAAAGCACTCTTAGTATCATCTATTTGGACGGATACATCTTCTCTAAACACTATACCCGTATAAAAAACAACATATAAGATAGAGTATGGCGGCTTTTTACGCGCTTTCATCGTCCCGACCCAGTGCGAGTCGCTCAACTATTCCTCAAAAGCCGCAGATTACAATTGATATTGAAAATGCGTTAAATCGTATGATACATGCGATTGGCAATGGTGATATCGCCGCCTACCGGCAGATTGTAGATGTTGAGTTTCCAGTAAAACTTGCTCCACGTATGAAGAATGACTACCACGAAATATTAAAGGAATACGTTCACCCATATAATAGTGGAACATTCACGTATATGACTCCGCTTCAAGCGGCGGTCTTTAGCGGCAACCCTGAAATGGTGGAACTCGTCTTACAATTAGGTAATGATATGGAATACAAAAGCGATGATGTAATACATCCTATTATTGAAAATAAGACGGCTCGTGGCATGGCGGATGTATTTATTGCGAACTCCACGTCACCAGAACAGGCAGCACCATACAAAGCCATTAAGAAACTATTATTGCGGAATGGCGCGAAGCCTAAAATGGTCACAGGTATCACGGGCAAGCGATTCGCGTTTCCTGAAAATAAGGCAAACGTGAATGAGTACAAGCGTGTTGCGAATAGATTAAGCCGAAAGTCAAAAAAGACGCGCAAGAATAAGACCCGCCGATTGGCGTAAATCTACTCCATAGGTGGATAATCCCTCACCATTGATACCGGTTTCTCTACAATGCGCCCCTCAACGGCGGAAATCGCCGCATCTCGCTCCTCATTTGTTAGAAATAACAGGGAATCATGAGATCGTTTATGAGTATAATGAATATCAAGAGCTCGGTTGAATACATTAATATACATAATAGAACTAATAGGAATGATGCGTGAATATTTCCAAATTCCAAGCGAAGTACCGGTAATACGAAGTAGAGAGTTAGACATACGAGTAATAGATGCCATTTTGTTGGTACGTTTTACGTAGTAACAAAAATAAGTTCAATTTTTACACCGTGTTTAATAAAATGCGATAGAGCCTGTAAATGTTCCAGTAGATTACAAACCGTCTACTTAATAAGGAAAAGATAAAAATTGACGAAAACTGTCCGCCTTTATACATTGTCACTTCCCCATTATGTCGACTCTACATCTTCTAGACTACTCTACCGCAAATGCTATCTATAATTTTACAGAATACTTTATTATGTTCTCAACGATGTCTCTATGTATGAATATTCTACGATTTTACTTCTACAACTTTGTATCAGATAATAAGAACGATAAGATTCGTGATCTCAAGGACCAAGTTGAGAATCTACATAATATTCTTGAAGAAGTTGTGAGGTTTCTAAATCGCAAACCTGAAACGTATGATGAAGAGAAGGCGGAGTTTGTGAATACGGATGAAGCGGAGAAGGACGTTGAACCTGAATCAGAGGAAGAGCAAAAGCCAACAAATGAAGCAAAGGAAGATTAATTCAATTGTATTCCTTGGGCTCTCATAATCGTATCAAAATGTGCTTCTTGTAACATTCTATCTGTATCAACGGGCGCATACACATCAACAGTACTGTCAAATTCCATCTCATTGGCAGGAGTGTTGTCTTTTACGACTTTTTTTGTTATAGTTGTAGCGATATGACGATATGGTCCCGCATATCGTTCTTGAACAGTTAGTTCTCGTTCCCAACACGCCTTTCTAGTAGTAACATTTACACAACACATTGTATTACGATAAATAGAGGGTAAAAAATTACCCATCTACTTCACCAACTATTTTTATTCTACGCTGTCCCAAGTATCATATTCTAGACCGTCAACGTCAATGTTTGCCTGAAATACCATCTTATCGTGGGCGTAATCGGACCACTCGCACTCTAGAAGCTTCTTCTCCATGTATTCATCGGCAGCCTTTCCGTGACGGTATTCACGGTCAAATAGGAAGAGTCCATTGGCGTGGAGGTCATAGGTATTACAACAGATAAGTGTACTGAGGGAGTCTTCAATACGGGCATTGGGCTGAATGTACCAGTCGTTGCCGTAGCGAATAACGACTTGATCCATCTTTGGCACCCAGAATACATCAAAGATGCCTTCGGGCGTAGAGAACTGTGCTAGCTGTTGTAGCCCCTTAATCAATGGCTCAGGAATGGGGATTGAATAAAAGGTCGTAAAGACG